AGTATTCTCTTGCAAATCCATTCTGTATTAACATCATTCTTAAACTTTGTCCATCAAGTAATATATCACCCAATACACGTCCACCATACTTATCCCAATCAGCTATAGCTACTTGACGTTTCTGTGCTTTAGCTATGGCATTTTTTGTGAAGGCCGAAGCAGCCTCGCCACGCTGTGCTTCACTGGGGCACATTGCTCTATGACCCTTTTCAGGTGTGTCAACACCAAACACACGAATACTTAATTCTTGCTTTAATGGTGGGGGTAAAAATGTTGCTTGAAATGCTACTGTATCTCCATCAATAACTCTAGTGATTGTAAAATCATATACATTCATTGGCTTTTGTTTTTGTGCAAATGCAATAGTAGATATTGCTAATAGTATGATTGTTATTATTTTCTTCATGGTTCTCTTTATAATATGTTTTTGTAGTCAATAAACTTTGCATGTCTATCTTGTAATCCACGTAGTGCTGGATTAATCTTTTGTGTTACTGCCTTCGTATCGTTGAAGTTATTTATATAGGGTTTAACACGTGTCTTCCAATACCATATAGCAATCTTGGCTGCAACATCTGGTCGTTCTGCTAAATCAGGATCATTTAATAAATCAATACCTAAACTTTGACTAGCCATACGATAGTTATCACGACCGGTCAATTGAATAAATCCACGACCATGATATTTTTCTCCATCACCTATCTGCTTATTACCCAATATCTTAGCAGTACGTGGTGCATATTGACGGTCATACTTTTTAGCAAAATAGCCTTGACCTACACCCTTTTCTTTTAGTCTACTAAAATTCCAGGATTCATGTTTAGTTTGAGCCATAAACTGTGCTAATTCAATACCAACTATACCGGCAGCTACAGCGGCTTTATGTAATAAACTCTCAATTTGAGGATTGTTACTCAATGTAGTTACAGTAGGTTCTTTTTGTGGTGCCGTTGGTGTATCTTTATTAACAGTAGGTTTTGTATCTCTAGTACCTAGTGCAGCCATACCAGCTAAACCACCTAAGAAGCCTCTACGTGATAAATCTTCATCTACTACATTACGATTTTTTACCCTACCAATCTCAATACTGATAGGTGTATTAGTAGTTCTAGCTCTAAAAATTTTATCAGTCTCTCGCACACCTGGTTTAAGTTCAGAGGCTACAATTAAAAATCTTGCTCTGTTTTTTTTCATACCGACAAACTCACCCACTAACACTTGATAGTTAGGATAATTTGGAGTCAAATCTACTTTAGGATTTGCTTGTTCGGTAATAAACTCTGTTGCTCTCATTCACGTTCTCTTTTTAATATAGAACGAATGAACCATGCTTTCTTACCATACAAGTCTTGTAGTTCAGCCATATAGTTTTCAATACCATGTTGATTCTCACCAGCTGCCTCATCAAACATTGCTGTTACTAACTGAAGCATTGTTTCACAATCTTGTAATGATTCAACAAACATTAATTCAGCACGTGGAATCTTTATTTGGTCTTGTATGATACTTAGTTCAGCATAACGTGTTAGACTGCCAGGAGTATAGTGACCTAGTATTCTTATATATTCAGCAATAGGATCAATCGTAGCACTTACATCTTCGTACAATGTATTAAAGAATTCGTGATATTGTGGAAAGTTACTTCCCTCTACGTTCCAATGAAAGTTTTGTGTTTTGATAGCAAAACTTTGTGTGCTTGCTAGTAATACTTTTAGATTGTCTGACAACATAATTACTCTTTAATCTTTCTTTTTTGTATCAACATTAATGGCTTTGCCACTACGTTCTGGATTAGGATCTTCTCTACGCTTACGTTGAGCGGCACTAGCACGACCCTTTTTACCTAGACTATGTGCTTTACTTTGTGGCAAACATTTTGGTTTACCTTCGCCTGGTTCTCTTGCACACGGACCTTTAATCTTTCCTTTAGTATCCATGCGAACCCATTTTTCTTTATTGAACCAATCATGTAAACTTTCGTCTGCTTGTTCAATACCTTCTAGTATAGAGCTTTCATTTTTCTTTCCGCCTGTACCCCAGTTACTTGCGCCTTTATTGCGGCACTTAACTAACGCACCAGATGCATAAGCACTTGGCCATACTTTATAACGGCTCTTTACTTTGTAGTAGCAAGCATCTTTCTTTTCATTCATTAGTTCTTCACTAACCATCTCGCCACCACAATGCGGACAACTTTCACTATGTGAATGTTGTTCTTCTACACTTTCTTTAGGCACACAGTTAGGGACCATACGTCCACCTTTGTTTTTCATTCCAACTTGTTTATGTGTGTCCCAGCATTTTTCATCTAGTTGTTCTTCGTTAGTATTCTTTACACAGTTAGGATATGTTTTGCCAAACATTTTTTTGTTACCTTCTTTGTGATAACCTTTCCAACAAGCTTCATCTAACTTAGCATGGTCTACGTGAGTTTCACACATACCACAATCAGGACATGTCATTTCCATAACATTGTCAATACTTTCATTGTGTTTCTTCTTGCCTGCACAATGAGCTTTTTGACTAAAACCTTTAGGATGACTACAGTTGATACTACTCTTGTACTTTTGACTCCAACCCTCATCCATCTCTTGTTCATTAACATAAATTGCGGCAGTTGTTTTATTTAAACTTTGAGGATCTCTTACTCCGGCTGCTATTTTAATTGCTCTAACTTTTTGTCTATAGTCATCAGCATATTCAGCTAATCTGTAGCCTAACATTTTACCAATTTCATCGGGTGTAGCTGGCTTATCTTGAGGAGTATTTGCGCCAAATGTTGTGTCTAGTATTTTAGGCCATACATTCCACATCATACTTGCTAACTCTTTATATGCTTTACTTCTTAATTCTTTAATTTGAGCTTCAGCCTCATCTTCAGATATACGAGGAGCAGGAAGTGTTCCCTTAAATGCTTGAGCATTGCTAGCACCACCTAAGCCTGCGGCAGCCAATGCGCCAGCACCTGCAGCCTTGCCTGCTTGTCCTAAAAACCCTCTACGGTTCATATCAGCTTCATCTACTCCTTTAAAAGGATCTTCTTTTGATTTAGGTCTTGCACTATCAGGAACAACTCCGCTAGTACGACCAAACGCATCAGCAGGTAACCTTTTTGAAATACCTTTTAGATTTCTTGGTCTACCACGTTCACCTTCAGGATCTCCAGGATGTATTTCTTTTTTAAATTCATTTGACCCCGGATCTACAAATAGATTAGCCTTGCCATACTCTCTACCCATTCTAGTATTATCATATGTATCACTATCATAATCAATTCTCTTAGGCGATTCTTTTAAACCTGATTTTTTACGTATATACAATCTATCCTGTAACATTGAAATAGAATTGTCTAACTTTTTATTCAATGATTGATAGTTATCTTTTGCACCATACTTAACATGCATTCTAGTATCAGCATCGTTCTGCATTGCTGGAGTCAACAAACCTTTACGGTCAATTTTATCAATTAACTTGTCCAATAGTTCTTGTTTTTGTATAGCATTATTGAGTTGTGCTAATCTAGCTTTTAATACTGAATGCTTCTCACCAGGTTGTGCAACCGGTGTTGCTTCCGGTGAACGTATTGGTTGGCTTCTCATTTTGCCAGCAACATTATTTCTAAAATCTTGTTCCCATTGAGCTAATTCGTCGGCACGTTTTTGTTCAATTTGTTGTTTGATTTGTTGTAATGCTTCTAGAGATTGTGATTTTAGTTGATCACCTAAATTTTCAAACGTATTAGAATAACGTTTATCATCTAAATCATCATGGTAACTTCTTTGAGGTGGCTTTTTTATTTCTATTGGTTTGTTAGGATTTGAACCTCTATAACCACGTTCCCATGCTGCCGCACCTGCTGCCGCACTTTTACCATTTTTAACAAAATGGTTAATAACTTCTTGTTTACTGTTAAATCTATCTTCTGAAATACCTTGACCTATACCAGATTTCTTTGTATCATTTGCAAATTGTTTCTTAGTTGCTTTAACAATACCACTGAAACGTTTATCACCACGCTTAAAGTCTCCCTCTTTATCAGCTTTGCCTGCGTCGGCGGCGGCAGCTGTTTTGTATTGTGCCAATTTCTCATTAGAGATTTCATCTAATTGTTCTGATTCAGGCATTAATCCATATTTTTTAACACGTGCATCTAATTCAGCACGTTCTTTGGATAATTTATGTACAAGTTCGTTATTACCCATCTTAATTGCTTGTCTAAGCTTTTCCTGAAGAGCCTCAGCTAAATCGTAATAATCATTCATTCTCATTCTAGTTTGATTACTATCATCTTCATTTGTACCAGTTGCTAATCTATCATGGTCATTATCACGTTGAGCTTTCTCTTTAGCAGCCTTCTGTTGTTGACCCAATTGATACATCTTTTTAGAATATGCAATATCAGCATCAGACGTATCATCTTCTTGTGAACGATAGCTAGAACGTGATTTGCCACTACGTGCTAAAGCATCCTGATAATCCCAATCACTATCGTAATTATGCGGACTAGTTTCGTTTATTATACCTTTAAGAATATTGCTCATATTACGCTTTCTTATTAGGTGACTTAGAACCTTCATTCACACCTTGTTGTCTATACATATCAATCATTTGTTTAATATAGAAATTGTAAAAACCACGACGGCTATTGTATTCTCTATTTCCTAGTACGGTCGTTAGTGCTCTTACAGCATCACTTACTTCTGCACCACGCATTATTTTTAATGAGTCAGTAACAAGTGAATCACCTCTTTGGTTGTTTTCTGTTACACCTCGTCTTTTTTGTAAGAATCTATAAGCACTTACAAAGTCACTAGGGAAATCTTGATCTCTGCTAAACAACGATACAGCACGTGTTTGACTGGCTAAATCTTGTACAGCAACTTTATATCCTATGTTTAAAACATCATCTTCACTATTAAGATTAGGTCTAACATTATAAACATATTGTGCTAATTTTTCTGCATACTTTGAACCAAACTCGGGTCCTTCATTCACACCTTGAATTTGTTTACCTTCTAAGTATTCACGTATTGTGTTTAGATAGTCATTAGCTTTAATAATCTTTTCTTGTACCCAACCATCAAGACCTTCATCTTCACTAACATCTTTAATCATTGAATAGACTTGTTGAGCATTCTTTGCGGCACTGAATAAATCACTACGTGCCATCTCAACTTCATGGTCTATACGACTTTGTCCATGTGGAACAAATCCAGTTTTTGATTTGCGACCTTGTCCCGGAACGACAATAACATCATCTTCTTCTAGTTGTGCTTCACTAAGTTCAGCACTTTCATTGATGCTATTAGCATATGGGACACTAGTCTTTTTACCCTTGAATAGAGTTCCTACTTTTTTGCCACCATATATGCTAGTATTTCCCCTACTTTGAGTGCCACCTAATGGTGAATTTACAGTAGCTATTGAGCCTGCGGTTGTAGTTTCAGTGATTTGTTTGATTTTCATAACGGATTTCCATACTAATAGTGTATTTATCAAAATACCATAATATGGAAACTTATTAGATTTTGCCTGATGGCTTTGCTGTTGGTGGAATACCCGCTCTACTTGTATTCCAATAGAATGCTTTTGCGTTCTTTTTGATGCTGTCAGGCTTAACATCTACTGTTAATGCTGTACTAAAACGTGGGTCTTTTTTCTCTTTTTCAGATGGTATATAACCTGAGGCTTCGCCCACATTGTATGTAGGATCAGTCTTCTGACGTTTCATACCTTTAGGCTGATTAATATCAACTGGATCAATATCCGTTGTTGTCAATCCTGTTTTTTCTAAATCTTTAATATATTTATGTTCAGTATCTTCATCGCCAAACGCAAGAATAGTGCTAGGAGGACCTTGACCAAAATCATGTTTACCTAAACCATCAAGATTGCTAATATGTTGACCTAGTTTATACCAATCATATACATCACTTACATCTACTTTAACTGTACCGGCAGGCATTGTTGGCTTAAACTCTGGACCAGGTGGAGGTCCATTTGGATCATAATCTTCATCTACATTAGCATACATGTTATCTAAACTCAAATGTTTGCTATGTAATCTATCTCTTAAATCATATAGTTTTGTAATATATCCACGGCTACGTAATGCTTTATATGCTAGATTTTCAGGTCCAAACTCTCCACCTTTATCTAAGCCAGCTTGACGATATTGCTTAATCTTTTTTAATATTTTATTAACTTTACCTATTTTATTAGATTGTAATGCTGTATCAATAATATCTAATAGTTTTGTATATTTTGCTTTAGTAGCTGTTTGGTCAAAATTTGCTCTACGTTTAGTTGGCAAACGCAACCATTTCTTATCTTTAACACTATATTCACCTAAACTAGTTACAGGTTCTGCCGCATCCTGTATATACAATTCTACTGGAATTCCATTGATAGTGATATCATGTGAATCGTTGTATAAATCTTTTTTAGCTTTGAAGAATTCATGGTAAATGTCATCGTCTGGTAGATCCTTCATATTGACTAATATATGTAAATCTAAGTCGCTATGGTCTGTGTAGCTATAGGCTGCATTACTTCCAGAGATAGTGATATCTCGTACATCTAAATCATGTATCCCCATCTCTTGTAAGAAATCTTGTGCTATATTTTTTAGTTGTAGTTCTACTTCAGGCTGTAAGTGCTGACCACGAAATAATTTTGGATTGAGGTTATCGTGAAATGTCACTGCATCTGACATTTTGAATGAATGTAGTTCTTTTAAGTCCATATTTTATTGTATACCGGATGCACTGGCCAACTGTCGGCTTGCTAGACTTAACGGTCCACGTGCTGTCGCTGTTACAGTATCTGTTGCAAAAGTTATTCGTTGAATTGTAGATATTATATTAGGAACGACATAACCTCCACCAAACCATCCATATGTGGTGTCACTAGATGCAGACCAGGAACTCCCGGCTACACTTAAAGGACCACGAACACTTGCTGTTGCTGTATCTGTTGAGTATGTTATTCGTTGTATAGTACTAATCCTCCCATTGCCCGGTGAATAACCACCTCCAAACCATCCGTCGGTGGTGTTGCCGGTACCGGCTGCTGCCTCAACACCAAAACTTACCGGACCACGTACACTTGCAGTATTTGTATCTGTTGCATATGTTATACGATTTACTACCGACTCAGATCCTCTGCCTCCAAAAAACCATCCGTCAGTTGTATTACCGGCTGCTGCCGAAAATAGTTTACTTGCGCTAAATGGACCTCGAACCGATGCAGTTGCTGTATCTGTTGAATAAGTGATCCTATTTACGGTTGATATGGAAAAGGCTCCGCCAAACCAACCGTCAGTTGTATTACCGGTGGCTACTAAACCACTTAGTGTTAAACTTAAAGGACCACGTGCTGTCGCTGTTGCTGTATCTGTTGCGTATGTTATTCGTTGAACTGTAGATGTTTGTCCAGGCTCTGTATAACCTCCGCCAAACCATCCGTTAGTTGTATTGCCGGCCGCGGCAAATTGAGATACGATGAAGCTTAATGGACCACGTACACTTGCTGTTGAGGTGTCAGTTGCAAAAGTTATTCTTTGCACGGTAGATACAGATGATGGTGCTCTACCTCCACCATACCATCCTGCTGTTGCTTGAGTGGGAGCTCCTACTGTATAAGCAAATCCACCACTAATAGTTACATTGTCAAGTTGCATAATATTCCTTTTGTTTTCACGTAGTATTTAGTCAAATCCAGTTAAAAGCCCCTTTCGGGGCTTTTGTTATAGTTTCTTAATTTCGTTGCCGTCTTTATCAATAAACTTCATGCCGTGCTTTTCTTGTTGTTCTTGTAAGAACATGGGTCCTACAGTTTTCATCAAGTGTTCTTGATTCTCCATACAGAAAACATATGATCCTGAATGACGTAACAATACACGTTTGTCCATCCAAATCTTGCCACCCATATCACGCCAGTTTTCACAGAATGTCCAATCTTCACTATAATAACGATTCTGACGAACTGCTGTGTCAAAATATGTTTTCAAGTGTTGGTCAAACTTTGGATCTAATCCAATGTCGTTCTTATATTGTTTAACAGCTGGATGAGACTTCATTTTCTCAAACACATGTTTCTTCATCAACAAGAAACCTGTACCTGCTTTAGATACTTCTTGTAGTCCATCTGGACCTTCTTCTGCACCTTCAAATCCGTTAACAACCCATTTGATTGGCATTGTCTTCATTGGGTACAATCCACCAATAACATCTACGTCACGGTTCAATAATACTAGTAAGTGCCATGGCTCCCAACCAATGTCAGCGTCAACAAAGAATAAGTGTGTTGCTTCTGGCATATCTAGGAACTTAGCAGTCAATGTGTTACGTGCTCGGCTAATGAGTGATTCATTAACCATTGTTTCTAATGTCCAATCAATACCAAGTTGACGGGCAGTATTAGCCCACTTGATGAAACTCATGAATGTTGATTCAGTTAACATACCACCATAACATGGCATAGCGATATGTACTTTAGTAGTTTTTAAAAAGTCTACATTAACTTGTACTTGTCCCGGAGCTGGTGCTGCCGGTGGATTTGCGGCTGCTTGTGCGGCAATTTCCTGTATTTTTTCTACAGGAACTGTTTTTGTAGATTTAGCCTTAGCCGGTGCTTTAGTTGCGGCTTTTGCTGGTTTTGCAATTGCCTTTTCAGTTGTTTTCTTAGTTGCCATTTGATCCTCTTGTTAAGATAGTAATATTTACATCAAAACGAGGTGATCAAAATATTTTTAATTTTCGTCTAAGTAATCAGCACTTTCGGATAAATTAGTTTCTTCCTTAATTTTATCTGAAGATTTGAATGAGAAATCAGTTTGTTTAAACTGTGGGTATTTTTGTATAGCTTTGTTTACATACTTATCAAATATTTTATAAGGAATATCTGTTGCGACAAGTAAAGGAGGTTTATTACCACCTGGTCTTACATAGATATTAATCTTGTTAGGATGAACAATACGTTTAACTATAGGGCCTTCTTCTAAATCATACTGACTAGTACCCTTTGCCCAGCCAGTAAATGTCTGAGCATCTTCAATAGACAACAATACATTTTGTCCACGATTGTTAGTAAGTCTTAGATTGAACTCACCCGGCCCATCATATTCATCATTAAAATCAATTGTCCAACCTTTTTGTTGAAGTTTAGCGGCATTATACTTTACATCATTAGCAGTACCATTACCGAAACCATCAGGATCTATCGTAGCGGCAAGACCTGAGTTATCTTCACTTGCCCAAAACCAATCATTTGCTAACATCAAAATATCTTTAGGTACTTGTTGCCACGTTAATGTTTTTGATGGTTGTTTGAATGGAACAACATCACCTTCCGCCAAACCTTGCTTTACTGTTTTATAAGCACTCTGTAGCACAAACATATATTCTTTATCTGTTATATCTGGTAGTATACCTTCAACTGCTGTATTGAAAAATTCATCACCTGCTATCATATTCATAGCATGAATCATACCCAATTCATCAACATTTTTTTCCTTTGCTACTTGTATAGCAATTTCTAATAGTTTTCTTATTCTACGACTTCTATCATCCCCGCCACCTCTGTCGCTACTCGGTGGTACAAATTCATTTATTAATCCTTCTGCTAACTCATTACCCATACCCATATCTAACATCTTAACAACGTTAGCGGCTAATTTAGGATTCTTTTGTGTTGCTGGATACAAACTCATAACCATTGCAGTCTTACGTTTGTCATTCAATTTAGGCCATGCATTACGTATCTCTGTTGCACTACTAATACCAGGACCAAATTCTACTGTAGGTAAATAAGCCATATATGCATGTTTGCCAAATGGTTGTACATCTTTGCCTGTATATGGTTGAAAGTAAGCTGGACTACCATCTTTCTTTGTTCCACCTGGTTTAGGACTCTCATTACGATCCTTTTCACTACGAACAAATATTACTACATCTTGTTCTGGATTAAACTTATCAGTAATTTCTCTAGGTTGAAAGGGACTTTTAACTTGTATAAAATGTCCAGGAGCTACACCTGCTACCTTAGCTAATTTTTCTTTAATAGCAAATGGGAAAGGTCTTGTCTTTGTATCATTAGTAGCCGCAACATATACATCAGCACCCGAAAATGCTTTTAATGCGGATTGATACAATGATGCATGTCCAGCATGAAAGGGATGAAATCCTCCGGGCATTATAACAATCGTACTCATATCAATAACTTAGCTTTACAAAATTAACTAGACCACCTTCAAAATCTACTACCTTAGCTCTCATATAAACAAAGTTACCATTTACATTTGTGTAAACAGAAGCATTGCTTGCAATCTGAGGGGCAGAGTTTGCTGCCGCATTTGCATTAGCTTCTAACTCATATACTTTGAACCAATCTGTACTACTTGGTGTAGTAGCTAAACTTGCTTCAATTGTAATATTTCCGGTACAATTTGTCAAATTAATATTAACTGTTTGTAAGTCTTTATTGCCTAAATAATATGCGGCAGCGGGTTGACTGTTACCAGTTACGGTATAGGGTGCCCCATTGCCTGGGTTAACATATGCTGTTTGTGGCAATAGGATAAGAGTAGTTGATTGGCTCATTATGCTTTTACAACCTCAACAACGACACTATCGCCAATTAATTCTTGGGCTACTTGTTCTAAAGCCGCTTGGATATCAGGGCTAGTAATACTAGTACCCTCATCATTATCTTTTACTATCTTACTAAAAGTGATTACGATTGATTCTGTTACAATCTTTGCCATGGTAAATACTCCATTTTATTAGAGTATTTATCATTTTAGATAGCTTCTGGTCGTTTTTCTAATTTATAGCGTTTTCCGAGATAATCCCCGTGCATTAATGCTAGATAGCTTAATGTACTTTCATCATCATAATCAATAAAATGAGTAGCACTAGTAAAACGATATCTCCAACTCCATGAAGGAGCAGTATTATTGTATCCCTTTAACCAGTATTTTAATGAAGGGCTAGGATGTAAGTCTTTTGATCGGTTCAATAAATCATCTAATTGCGTAACAAATGATTCTTGAATCATTTTAGATTTCAAATAAACCCTATACTTATATTTAGGATCTTTGACAAATGACTTTATTCCTACAAAATTATTTGTTTTAACCTCTGTATAATCATAAAAGATACCAGCTTTAATACTTTCACTTGTTTTTAATAAGGCTAAATCATTACTAAAGATTGATATCTTACTACTCTCAATACGAACTAATCCAGTATTATTTTCCTTAAGCATATTACGAAAATCTATAAACTTCCCTAGAGCCTCTAGATTATCTGTGACAACTGGCCTATCTGCATCTCTTATTTTTTTCCAACCAGTTATAGCATTATATCGCTTCATTAACCCATCAAAGTTTTTCTCATACATAGCATATCTAACACCCTCTATAGAGAATCTTACACGATACTTGTATTTGTTATAGTAATCACTATCCCGATAATCGTAAAAATCAATACCCGGGGTATCAGTTGCTAATTTCAATGATCCCATCTTCTCCTACTTTCGCTATTGATTTTTGAACAACAGTAAATTCAATTTTTTCATCTACTAAAACACAAGTTACACTAGCATTTTTAATACGTTCAAACAATACTTTCTTACTTAGTGGTACACGAATCAATTCATCAATCTTACGACTTAATGGACGAGCACCCATATTCTTATCATATCCTTTATCAGCCAAGTAATCAACTACTGGCTCACTTAAATTCAAACTAATATTATGTTTTTCTAGTAAAGCTTTCTTTAATTCTTCTGTAAACTTAACCACAATCTTCTTAATAGCAAGAGTATTAAGTTTACCAAACTTACAAATCAAATCAATACGATTTCTGAATTCAGGTTTGAAAAACTCTTTAATTGCTTTATCATCTTCACCTGTCTTTTCTTGGCTACCGAATCCAATATTGTTCTTCTCACTATCACTACTACCCAAATTACTAGTCATAATAATGATAGTATTCTTGCAGTTAACTTCTTTACCGTTACTTCCAGTGATATGACCTTCATCTAACATTTGTAAAAAGATATTAAAGATATCCGGATGAGCTTTTTCAACTTCATCAAACAACAATATACTATGTGGGTTCTTGCTCAAATCATTAATTAATCGTCCGCCACCTACTTGACTATCACCGAACCCAACATAGCCAGGTGGAGGACCAATCAAACTTGATACAGAGTGTTTCTCACTATACTCTGACATATCATATTTGAGTAATGGCATGTCAAGATTTTTACTTAACAACTTAGCCAATTCTGTTTTACCTGTACCAGTTGGGCCTAAGAAGATAAAGCTTGCTGTAGGTTTATGTTCATTACCGATTCCAGCGAATGAAACATATATACGTTCTAACACTTGTTCAACTGTTTCATCTTGTCCATATAGTTTGCCTTTGATATTAACTTCAAGGCTATTGATACGGTCAAAGTTATCACCATTAAGTTTATCAGCAGGGACACCAGTGAATCGTTCAACCTGATCATGGATCAAGTCTTTAGTAATAATTGCACCTTTATTACCTGCAACACGTTGTTTTGCACAAGCCGCATCTAACAGGTCAATACTTTTGTCTGGATTCTTTCGGTCATGAATATAACGTGCTGAACTATCTACGGCTGCAACAACAGCTTCTTCACTAATTTCAACATTGTGAAAATCATTCAATCGGGTACTTAGACCTTTAAGGATACGAATGGTACTATCATGTGAGGGCTCGTCAATAGAAACACGATAGAATCTACGCATTAATGCACGATCCTTTTCAAATGATTCGTAGTATTCTTCCCAAGTAGTACTTGCAATAACTTTCAATGTACCTTTAGTGATTGCAGGTTTAATCATATTAGCAAAATCAATTGAACCACTACTAGATGAACCACTACCCTTCATAGTATGAGCTTCGTCAATAAACAATACTGAATTTTTCTTAGTGTTCAATGCATCTAATACTTGTTTGACTTTTTCTTCAAAGTCACCACGATATTTACTTCCAGCAAGTAATGCACCCACTTCAAGTGAATACAATTCATGTCCGTGTAAGAATTCAGGTACAGTTTTATCTACAATCATTGTAGCAAGCCCTTCAGCAATTGCTGTTTTACCCACACCTGGATCACCTACCATCAATACATTTGATTTGAATCTTTTAGCAAGAACGTTAACAATATCATCTAGTTCTGTGCTACGTCCAATCAAGGGTTCTAATTTACCTGTACGTGCTAAATCAGTTAGATTAGTTGTATATTCTTCCAAGATTTCATCTGCTTGACTTTCAGAAAGTTTTGCAGTAAATTCAGCACCTTTATAAGTTTTTTGCCAATGTGCAACAAATTCATTTTTATGAATACCGTATTTTAGTAAGAAGTAATGTGCATGACTATTACCTTCACTTGCGATACTTAAATACAAATCAATAGTAGTTACTTGCCTGCGCCCAGTAAAGAGTACTTGAGTTACTGAACGATTCATTACCCGTTCTAAACTGTTTGTTTTTCTAGGTTGCACCTGAATAGCAGGATCTACTTTTGCAACGATAGCATGTAAACTATCAATATATGAAGTAACCTCTACTACCATAGTTTGAGTATCACACCCAAAACTATCTAAACATTTTTTAAATGGAGTATGTGTGATAAGAGACAATAGTAAGTGTTCAATTGTGCAATATTCATGTTTACGTTGTTTGGACAACTCTATAGCCTGTTCAATAATGGCTTCAATTTCGGGTGAATTATTCACATCCAGTTCCTTTAAAAATAATATTTACTGTGTTTTAGATTGCAAAATGCTATCAGTTATACGACTGTCTATAATATCAGGCATATAGGTTTTTAGCAAGATGATTTGGTCGCCATACGCATTAGTACCTTGTATTGGCATGCCATGATTACTTAGTTTTAAATGCATATATGGTTGAGTTTTTGGAGCTACCGTTACTTCTAAAGTTCTACCACTAATAGTAGTAAATTCAAATGATGTGCCAACAATTAAATCTAATATTGATATAGAATAATTGGCATACAAATCATTCATTTTTCTTTCATATTTTAAGTGATTATGTATTCTATATTCCACAATCAAATCTGATGAATTAACTACTTTTTCATAACGCACTTGCCCACCGTCATGTATCCCTTTTGGAATATTTACTTTAACCATATGTAATCCAGTAGGAGTTTGTAGTTTTAATACTTCGTCACCGCCATTGTATACTTGTTCTAAACTAATCCAATATGTAGTTCTATATGTATTTTGTTGTTGATGGTTATGTTGTCTAAACATTTGACCAAATATTTCATCCATATTAAACCCATTCATATTGAATTGGAAACCTCCACCCGGGAATCCTTGAAATGGATTACCCTGAGTCATAGGATTATCATATTGTTGTTTTTGTTGTGGATCAGAAAGAATGCGATATGCTTCTTCAATCTTTTGAAATGTAGCAGTATCACCACCTTTATCAGGGTGATGTTTACCTGCTAATTTTCTATATGCTTTTTTAATTTCTTCGGCATTAGCATTTTTACCAACGCCTAATGTGGAGTAATGATCTGTCATAATATCAAGTGTAACACAGTTAGTGTGTTAAGTCAATATTTATTATGATTTTCCTTCAATTTTTTCTTTTGTTCGCCCATAAGCTGCGATACCAAGAACAGCACCCATAGCGATATGGTATAGTCCAGCACCTTGTAATGTTAATGGTTGCCATTGCATTGTAACACTACCTTTACTCATTGCTTGTAACAAACTCCATAATATCGGGAATACAACAAAGTCCATTGTACAAGTTAGCATATATATCCAACCCATAACCGGACGCCATTTTTTGTTAATCCAATCTGTATTATCATTTGCTACTAATACATCTGCTCCACTAGCGGCATTTGTTGGAGCGGCACCTGTGAGTACTGGTTGATTGCTGTTTGATTGATTAACATTTTGTGTGCTTCCAAACCCTGAACTTGATTGTTGATTGAAGCTTGGACTTGAGAACGACCCTGGTGAATTAAAACCGCCCATGTTCATACTATTACCTCCTAGTGGTGCATTACCAAAACTGTTTGTTACGGGAGCTCCAAATGTACTACCTTGTGGAAATTGTTGTATTGTAGGATCAGCCGCTAATAGTTCATGGTGATCATCATCCAGTGCCATGGGCTGTTCAAAACCAGCCTTTTTAGGTAATATTGTTGCCATCTTTATAATCCTGCCATTGCTTTAAATGCTTTGATATCAGCATCTTGTTTATCTGTATGAATTGGTTTAACTTCTAGTCCAGCACGTTCACGCATCTCATTAATTTCTTCTTCTTCAACTTCTTCAGTTTCACGATAATCATGTGGACTAATAGTTATAACTTGTTTCAATATATCTTCTTCAGGAGAATGTTCTTCTTCATCTACAACAATAGTCCAATCTTTAACTGGTATGGCTGTTAATGTTTCTAAATCATCTAATAATTCTATGATACGTTTAGGTACACTACTTCTACGATTCATTTCAACAAACACTAGATATTGACCTGGCTTTACTTCGCCTTCACTAACTTGTGCATCAAGTACCCAATCATAACCACGTTCAAACCAATCAACTAAATCATTGGCAGCGGCAGCACTTTTAACTGTAAATGCCAATGTGACAATTTCACTATCATCACCCATATGTGCGGCATATTCATCCACAGTTACTGTAGGGAGCATTTGCCCCTCTAGGTCATGATATTCTAATCCCTCATTTAATATTGTTTTATTTGTCATAATATTACATTTGTGGTAATGGAGGAGGCATACCCATGCCTGGTGCTGCAGTGCCCGTTTGATCCATCATATCTTGTTCCTGGTCATCATCCTCACCAGTATCTTCTTTATCTAAGTCATCATCATATGCATCATCTAGCTCATTTAAGTCAATGTTCTGACCAGCTAAATCAATTGAACCTTCACGGATATCATCCATCAATTCTTTAGGCATTTCAATGTATATTAGCCATACTTCACGCATAGCTGTTTTAGGATAACGTGTACCGGGAATGTAATCATCTGGATTTTCTACTGCTACAGGTACTTTAATTTTTGTCTTTTTAAACTTAATTTTGCATCCCACACTAGCTAAACGTTTTGCACCACGTGGGTCTGGCATTAGTTTGTATGGATACATGAATATACATGCTACTGTATAGCGTTTAACATCAGGACCTTGGACTAATTCACCCAATTCCCAGTTCTTAAATGCATATAAGTCGGCTTCATCTAGTACTCGCTCGTAGTCTAGTAATACAGCCATTGATCCGTCGCTGGTAAATATACCTTTTACGGTGTCAATTATGCTTACATAATCAACATTGTCAAAAAATTCGTCTGCGGTTTTCATATATATATTTATCTTTTGTAGTTTGAATACATCAAATAACAATATTTCATACCGTAGCCTAATATTTATGCTAGGGTATTACTCAATAAGTATGCTACTATGTTGGTATATATTGACCTTAAATAAACTTGAGTGTTATGAGAACTCACCGCTCTACAAAGGAGAATTAACTTGAGCAAAAGAAAAACTAGCGCATTACGTACACAAGACACACGGTTTTCACACAATAAAAAACAGGATAATCAAACTTTCTACACACATGAATCAAAAACGATAGATTTCGCACAAGCACAGAGGGAAATGCGGGTAAATAAAAAACCCGTTCAACTTATCCCTAAGTCAGTTAACCAAGAAAATTATATCCTCGCACTACTGGATGAGCAGACAGATATTGTCGTAGTCACAGGTCCTGCGGGTACTGGTAAAACTTACTTAGCTATGCTTGCTGCCATAAAAGCTATGCGTAATGGTGAATGTGAAAGAATCATATTATCCAGGCCAGCAGTAGGTGTTGATGACGAAAAGCACGGTTTCTTACCGGGGGATATCAATCAAAAGATGGAACCCTGGACTAGACCGTTATTAGACGTTCTGCGTGAATACTACACAACAAAGGAAATAGCCCACATGCTAGAAGAACAGATAGTGGAAATTGCACCTCTAGCATTTTGTCGAGGACGAAATTTCAAACATAGTTGGGTAGTATTAGACGAGGCACAAAACGCAACCCCGGGTCAACTCAAAATGATTATGACCAGAATCGGCGTCGGTAGTAAGATTGTAATTACTGGCGATATTGAACAAGCCGATCGTAAAACAGCCGACAATGGGCTATTAGATTTACAAAATCGATTGAGGAAGGGGGTGATTCCGGGATTGCAATTATGTAAATTTGAACTTAAAGATGTTCAACGACATAAAATAATTGAGCATGTACTTAACTTGTATAGTTAAAAATGGGGCTTAGGCCCCATTTGTCTTTTCAGTAATAGTTGCTTCTTTTTCAAGTTGTGCAATTAGATTAGGATAAATCTTTACATAATATTCATGCATCTGAACCCAATCTCTATCTAATGCCTTACCTTCAATTACACATTTATCTACTTTTTTCTTAGCATAATCTAAAATAACATTGCAGGTTTGAAAGTCACTGGCTTTGACTTTTTTAGATACTGCAACTTGCTCATCAATTTGCCCATTGGGCTTTCTCATGAATGTAATTAATAAATATCTCATAAATCACTCGTCAATTCTACTAATGTGGCTGCCAATGATATTTCAGGGATGCCCACCATACTTAAATTAGCTAAACCATTTCTAATAACAATAATACTAGCATCACGCTTTTCATTAGACTTACCCCATAAATCTAAATTCTGATACATCCATGCATATGTATCTTCAATACGTGTGGGATACAATGCAATATATTGTAATAACTGTTGTCTGCCTTCAAGGACTTTACCAGCCTTAAATAAATTAGTTGCTTCTACTAACAACTCATCTTCGCTAGATCCCTGAGTATGTGGTGGCAATAGTTTACCTGTACTACTATTAACTTGTAACTGATTCAAACACTTACGCAAGTCTGGATATGTAGCACGTACATAACTATCTAAATCATCTAAATCAAATACAATGTTCTCACTTACTAACACAGTTGCCGCTCTCGCAGTGAACTCTGTTTTATCTGTTTTTGTAATATGAAACTCATGGCATCGTGACTTCAATGCAGGGATAATTCTATGCTGATAGTTACAAGTTAATATAAATCGTGCGGTCATATGATATGCTTCCATATCGTTACGCAATGCCGCTTGTCCAGCTGGTGTCAAATAATCTGCTTCATCTAGTAGTACAACTTTGAAGTTACCAAATGGCATTGTTTGTACAAAGTTAACAATCTTATTACGTACAACATCTACACTATTCTCACGTGATGCATTGATCTCCAATACATCATATTCACTTACATCAAGTTCATGGATCAATACTTTAGCAAGAGTTGTCTTGCCAGTACCTGGATCACCTGATAGTAATAGATGAGGGATAGAGCCATCTTTAACCCAACCCTCTACTTGATTCTTTTGTCGTTCATCTACAAACACATAGTCTGCTACTGTTTGTGGACGATATTTTTCTACCCAAAGACTATTTTTCATTTTCTTAACATTTCTAATGTGATTATATGAGCTATGCCCTGACCCATGTCCTGATCAGATGGAATGATGTGTAAATTGTGATTATGTCTATCAGTCTTGTCATCGTATACAGAGTATTCTAATACATATCCTCCACTAGCTTGATGTATAGTGAAACTCATCCCTCTACTATCAAGGCTTGATCCTCTAATAAGAGCACGCCCTCTATTAGTTTTAGTTTCTACTACCTCATTAGTATCTAGCGGATACAAAAAGTTTTGTAATTTTTGTCTTAACCAATTTTTCATTAATATACCTTATCACTCATTGTTTCATCTTCCATCGGCTCATCCGATACTAAGAGTATATCACCGGGATCAACTTTACGCAATGTCTGTTTACCCGAAGGTGTCTCAACTGTGATACCCCGTGTCCAACGACCGTGACTGATAAGAATATATTTACCTATCTCTAATTGCGGATCATCTTGATCTGGACCTAAACCATATATCTTTGCCCAGCGGGGACGGATGCCCGAACTTTTCTTATCATCATCAAGCATAATGATGCCACCTTTACTGATACGTTCATCAAAATGCATTTCAGATACAATGATATGATCCTTAAAGAATCTCATTGTATCTACTTTGGTGGGGCTAAATGCTGGCTTACTATATTGGTTCATTTCTTTTTAAGTTCCTGTGCTTTAATTTTTTCAATTTCAAGTTCATCTTCTAAATTTCCTTCAATCTCACGTTCAAGTTCATTTAATTGTGATAGATCAATAGTTGGTTTAGGTGGTGTAGTTGGTTTGTTTCGTACCGGTTGTGCTGAACGATTCCCTACAGTTTTATTATATGAATCATTTACTTTAGTTGTTGCGGTACGTAGAATACGTCCATGTGCATCAATAGTATCACCCCGTGCATTAACTTTCATATTACCCACTGCTCTAGTTTTTTCATTTTTTGCAGTTAGTGCTGCCATGTCAACTGATTTACCCATTGCTGTTCTGTAATTAGCCATAATATTTCCTTATTTTAAAAATTCACCAATATCTAATTGGTAATATAAACTATTTATACGGTGTATACCTATTAAAAACAATACAAAACTTGCTACACTACTACCACGTCCTACACCCCATACTATATTATTCTCTCGCATTGTGTCAACCAAATATTTTAAATACTGTAACAACACAAACATATTACGTTCTTGGAACTTAATTAGTTCATCACCGGCACGTTGTAATTCTTCTTCATTTTTGCATTGATCCAATACCCATTTAGCAATATCTAGTTCATAGTATTCTTTGGGCATATGCCATTTTGCTTGATTTGTTTTATCAAATTCTTCTAATGAAATGGCTGAAGCAGTATATTGTTTTAGATTTGGGATGTTTTCTAATGAGAGAAACCCATTAAATTCTATGGGACTATCAACTAATGCGTTAGAGATTGTACGTGTAGGGTCTTGCAAGAACAATTCACATAAATCGTTCTGATTGTAAATTAATTGACCATACTTATCTGTTTTCATTCATGTATTATAGCACAACTGTTACTAAAATACAATATGTTTGGATAATTACTTTTCCTGTTCAGTCGTAAAAACGATTTCACAATTAGCTGTATGGTCTTTTTCTTTCCAAACTAAATTGTATTCTGCCCAATCTGTTGTAGGTGTTTTGAACAATTTAACAATTTTATCTTTCTTTACAGATTTTTTAGTGTCAGCAATTGATGTACTATTATCCATCCACCAGCCATGTGATTCTAAAGGTCCTAATGGGCTTTCAATGTCACATATAAATTTTACCTCATCACTTATACGTGAACCCAATGTAATATCTGTAATAATCAATCTACCCTCAGTAATGCTGTTAAGTTTAGTTAGTAATAACAATGTTATAATTTGGTCGTATGGTTCTTCGGGTACTGTACATACTTTAAACCCACATGAGTTATATTTTTCAATAATTTTTTGTTCAGTATTTTGAACAAAAATACTATTTTCCAAACATTCATTTAAAAAATATTTTATTCGTTCCATTGCAACATTTTGTTCTCTAATGGATTCAGTTTCTACTTCCATATACAATGTTATTGTATATAGATTCATTAAAAATTCTTCTTGGAAGTAAACACCTGCTTGAAATGAAAATTCTCGTTCTATTCGTGTGGTCAATTTTAACTTTCTTTTTGAATATTGATTTGTGTTTTATCACCTTGTTTTTTAAGTAACTCGTCCATTTTGCGGCCATACTCTGCTCGGTAACTTGCCATTACCATATTCAATTGATGAATCATAGCACCATTTTGCATACGATATGCAAAGTTTAGTTTTTTGGTTAAGTCCGTTATGGAACCCTGTAGTTCTTCTAACGTTTTATCTGAGAGTGATGCAATGAACGGGTGTTCCATTCAAATATTTATTACCAAGATGTTAGTGCAATTCTTTTCCAAATATCCGAACCTACATATGCGGTTGCTACACACGTGCCACTAGCAGACGTTAATGTAAATACCGTATCTGCAACGCCATTTGTCCTAGATTGACTGATAGTAATATTACCACCAGTACCGACTGCTTTAATATAATATACTGTATTTGCTGTTATTCCGCCAAATGTTGTTCCAGTAAATATAATAGGAGAATTAGTTGCATTCTCTATACCTGAAGTATTATTTAAAGTAACATTCCCAGAACTATTCGTAGCAGATACAGATTTTTCATATGCAGTAGAGTTATAATCATCTGTACACACATACAAGTAAGATACTGGGTTAGCATACATCGGAAGTGTTGGACTAGCATTTCCAGCTAAGTTAACATTTGCACCACCTAATGCTGTTGATACAGTAAAATATGTATTAGCTGAAACATTACGTACATAGTAAGTTGTACCAACTGTAATATTAGCTTCCATACTTACACCAGTGAATACTATTGGCATATCCGTATATAATTGCACTGTATTGGCTGTATTTAAGTAGTCCGATGCATTAGTACTAGTGATTGATAACTGATTAACACCCGTACTTACTGCTATCTCACCCACTATATCACCCTGATTACCAGTAGGAATAACATTGCGTGTTTGTATTTGTGATGCTATTCTAGCATTATTAAATGGTTCTACTGTAATTGTATTTCCGCAATCAAGTGTGCTAAATCTATAATCTAATTGAGTTACACCATATGGTACAGTAACTGTATTAGTGTTTGCAACGTTAGCATAATTTTCTAATGTTGTTACTCCATCAGTAACTTGACTAGGGAATGACAATACTGCTGTGTTTCCGGCATTATTACTTGCAATTGCCAATTGTAATTGGACATTACTTTGTGTACCGGTAGGAGCCCAACCAGTAAATTGAATTGTTGTATTACCTGCAATAGTACCATATTGTACATCACCGAGTGATACATTTACTGACACTGTACCTGATAGTGCATTACCTAAATTATAAGTACTAGCACGGAAGCTACGGGTTAATGCATTACTAATAAGTGTATTAGCCATATCATTATTGACAGTAGAGTTATCCAATGCGGATTTAACTACAACTTTATTTTGTAGGTCTGTTATTTCTGTTCCTGCAGTGTTTAAGTTAGTTCTAATAGCCGCAAAGTTATCTCTAAATCCTTGACTATTATTATTAACCCCTGGTACAGGATAATTTACGTTGATACCGTTTGTATTAATTGTGCTCATATTCTTTTTGTTCCGTTATATATTTAGTATTGCGATTGGTCTGGTAAAATTGTTTGTCTAGGGAACAATACATAAAAATCTTTACTATCTATCGGGTCAGGTACAGGATATGCGCTAGGTAGTCCTGTCCATGCGGGAGGTGTTAGTTGTTTATCATAATTGTATGTTTCGCTCTTGTTTACACTAAATCTATCAATTTTAAAATTAATATCATTTAATGTATATTGCCAATCATTTTGTATGTTATTTTTAATAGTTTCAGCATAGCTCATATAATCTGCTCTTGTTAAACCAGTTGCTTCAAACTCAGCATAAGTTAGTGGCTCATCGTTAACAACTATTCTAGGTTTAGTATAACAAATAACCCATGCTTGCGTATAGCCTAATGTTCCACCATTTTCTTGTTGACTAGTCATCCATAATGGTAATAATCTACTATCTTTTACTTGACCAACTACTTGTCCTACACGATTACGCATATTGAAAAGACTATTTGGATATAACGTTTGTGCATAACCAGGAGTTAAACTTGTATAATAATCTTGTCCTAACACTGTTTCATAACTAGTAAAGATATCTGTAATACTAGTATACCATGGACCTAATTGTAAATCTATTAGTCTAGGCCAACGAATTTCTTGTTGTATACTGATACCTGAAGGGTTAACTAAATTGTCAATAACTTCACTATATACTACCTCATATATTATTTCACCTAAATTATTTTTTGCTACAGCAGTTTTTAATTCCCCTAAAGTAATATTTCTCCAATAATGATTTTGTGTAACCGCAGCCAAATATTCATCAATGTTACTAGCATACATACCATATGCATGTTCATATATTACACTAGTTGCTTTACCAAAATATATATCATTAGGTCTATAAACCATTTCTTCTGGAATTAATGTGTCATTTGTTAACAAACCGTTAATAATATTTCTATCATTTATACTAGGGGAAGCTTTAATATACAATGTATCTGTTGGTTGAGTATATTCTTGTAGTATTGTAATATTGAATGTTTTGGGGGATTGTATTACTGGGTACAAAGGTGAATATGCTTGAACAGTAAACGTAAATACAGTTTCTGCATTTTGTTCTAATAATGAACTTGATGGTTGATCCGCAACACGTCCTGTTATTTCACCATTGTCTAATAATAATAAATTAGGTGGTAAACTACCACTAACAATTCTATATGATAATTCTGTATCTGCTACTGCTATTACATTTAATGTACTTATAGTGCTATTAAATAATGTGCCTAAATCTGATGGTGTTATCCATAATATGTTATCTGTTACACTATTACTTAAATTATAACTAAAATTAAAATTAGTTGTAGCAATGCTAGGGTTGGAAGTTTTATATACATTTACTGCAAAATTAAAAGTACTTAAGCCAATTGAATTTAATGTAGGTGTACCGGTTATCCAACCAGTATCTGGATCACCTGTTAAATCTGTAGGTAGATTAACATAATCATATGTTAAAGAATTACCATCAAAATCATATCCTATTATTTTAAATGTGAAGTATTCTCCACTTCTTATTGTACCTATATAAGCAGAAACAGTCGGCACTACAGGAGGTAACAAATAATAACCATAATATGGGTCGGTATCTGTTATTATATATGTTCTAGGTCTAGTATTAAGTATGGTGGGTATACGTGAATTTGGAGTATAGCCTGGACCACCTTGACTTACAGGTGTATTTTGATTTATTACAGTAATATTATATGTTGCAGTATCGCTACCTAAATTACTAGATAATCTTAATACAAATGAATATGTACGTATTGTGGGCTGTCCTACAGATATAGCAGGTAAAGTAACTGTCATTGATCCAGTATCAGATGCTAAAGGAAATGTATCTCCGTTTTGCGTAGCCGCTATAGTGAAAGTAGTACTACTATTAATAGTTTTAATATAATATGTATCTCCTTCAGCAATATCACCAAATGCAGTATTAGTAAAAACAATTGGACGCCCTATTGTAAACTGGGTGGTGCTAGTACATGTTATTAAATTGCTAACACTTTCGGTTATAGTAGCATTAGTTTGTATTTGATTTAACGTAACATTAACCGTAGGTGGATTTGCATATCCTCTTATTAATCCTGCAGGATTAATTTCTAATCCAGGTGGTAATAAACCTTCTTGTAATTCTATTATAATTTCATTAGTATTATCTGGATTTGAATATGTTATTGGTAATTCAATCCAAACACTGTCTAATGTACTTAAAATACTACCTGCAGGCGTAGTAAATTCAGGTATTGCTACTCCAGATAAAGTAATTGAAAAAGTTCTATCACGTAAATTAGATAGATTATCTGTAACTCTAACAGTAAAAGTAGTTGTAGTATCAGTTGTTACCAGTGATGGTGTTCCACTTATTAATCCAGAACTACTAATTGATAATCCAGATGGTAATGTTCCACTTAATAATGTATATGTTACTGATGTTGCCGGAGATACTGCTGAGGCTGATAATTGAAATAGCATAGGTATAGTAGCAGGATATGTTCCTATAGATCCGGCGGATGTATTCCAAATTGGTTGTGCCATATTAATGTGCGCCTAAATTTTCTAATGCTAAGTGATAGTGATGTTTTCTATCTTCTAACCCAATAGTACCACCATTGATACGTTTTGTTAGTGTTACAAAATCATCGCGGTCACAGAACTGATTTAATTTATTGTTATCCCAAAACCAACCAGCACTTGCAACAGCACCATTTGGTGTTTCTAAATATCTTACGGTATCTTCAATACTCATGTCTAATGCTTCTGCAAAACGTGTATAGTTGTCACGCCCGGTCAATTGAATCAATCCACGACCTCTGAATCTGAATCCATCACCACTGTTCTCATCGCCGTTCTTCATACGATTAGCATAAACACGATTAGCAATCATTTCTGGTTTACGTTCATATTGCTTTGCTAGTTCTTCATTGGGGAAATATTTTTTAAACGTACCCATCAATCCTTTAGCACTGTAATTTAAGTTTTCAATGACAGCATTAAAACCACCACTCTCATGTGCTATCTGTGCTAAGAAGCCGGCAACTCTGCGTGGGTTTTCAAACATCTCATAGTATTCTGCTACTGTGTTTAGTGGCTCAACGTAACCCTCTAATATAGAGCGTTTTGTTTTTGGACACATTGCTGTTAATAATTCTATTGTTACCATTTGTTTTCCTTTTATTAGAAACGACCCACTGCTACTTCAATAACACCCGAGGCATCTGTAAAATTTTCTAATGATTTGCCAATGATGGTTCCTGCACGTGCTATATTATTAGCAATGGCGTGACCATTATCACATGATACTAGTAAATCACCCTTAAAGACTGGGCCAATTACTTTAACTGGTACACGACCTTGTAGAGCAATAGTAGCAACATGTTCTCCCATACAATCATTGTTCATAGTATATGCCGGATTAGTTGTTACAACTCCTGCAACTCTAAATGAATCTGAAGCTGTAGACAATGTAACTTCATGGTCACCGCCAAATACTAATACTGTGCCTGGATGATAATCTGCATCAGCAACATATTTTTCTGCTAAGTCAGCATATGTTGCATTTAGTCTAGAGCCTGCACTTAGTGACCAATTACCAGTAATGGTTCCTGCTGTAGAATTTGCGCCAGTAGTAATACTAGTAGTAGTTAACGTTCCTGAAACTGATAATGAACTTAATGTACCCACGCTTGTGATATTTGGCTGTGCCGCAGTAGTTACGGTACCTGCTGTTGTTGCACTACCTGCTGTTGTTGCACTACCTGCTGTTGTTGCACTAGCAGCCGAGCCAGTAATAGAACCAGAAATAGTTGACGATACTGTTAATCCAGTTAATGTACCAACTGAAGTAATATTTGGCTGTGCTGCGGTTGTTACAGTACCTGCTGTTGTTGCACTAGCAGCCGAGCCAGTAATAGAACCAGAAATAGTTGATGATACTGTTAATCCAGTGAGTGTACCTACACTAGTAATATTTGGCTGTGCCGCGGTTGTTACAGTACCTGCTGTTGTCGCACTACCTGCTGTTGTTGCTGCACCTGTCAATGCCCCCACAAACGTAGTTGACGTAACACTTGTCAAGCCTGCTACAGTTGTTACGGTAGAACCTAATGTTAGTGCAGTGCTACCAAGAGTAACGGCTGCATTAGCTAATCTTGCTTGAGCCAATGTACCTGTTGAAACATTACTTGCATTTAATGCAGTAAGTGATGAACCATTACCTGTAAACACACCTGTATTTGCCGTAATGTTCACGCCGGTTATAGTTCCGTTAACTCCTAAACCAGTTAATGTGCCAACACTTGTAATGTTGCCTTGTGCCGCAGTAGTTACTGTACCTGCTGTTGTAGCCGCACCACTTAATGCACCCGTAAATGTTGTAGCACTAACATTGCCTGCACTGATATTACCAGTGACTGCTAAACTTGTTAGTGTACCTGTACTTGTTATGTTTGGTTGAGCCGCAGTTGTTACTGTACTTGCGGTAACAGCATTACTGGCCGCCACCCCTGTTAATAAACTACCATTACCAATAAAATAATTAGCAGAGGCTGCATTACCTAAATTTGCACTACCGGCTGCAATAAGATTTATATTTCCTGCACTAACATTTGCATTACCGGCTGAAATATATCCAGTTGTACTAATAATTAAATAATCTAAAGTACCAACACGGTTAATATTGGTTTGCTGATTAGATGCAGTAGTAAGTGTACCTATTAAGTTTGTAGCTGATAATGTGGTGGTAGTTAACAAACCATTACTTTTGTTAAAAGTTAAACTACTATTTGCATTAGCATTACCTGCATCATTAAATAATACCTGAGTATTGCTGCCTGGAATAGGAGTTAATAAAGCATCAGACCATGTCAACACACCTGATCCGTTTGTTCTTAAATAGAAATTACTACTACCGCCGGTTATAGTTACATTACCAACGGCACCTAAATTAGTTGTACCAGATACTGTTAATCCGGTTAATGTACCTAAACTTGTAATATTACCTTGTGTAGCATTAGTTACGTTGCCATTAAAGTTACCAGTAATACTACCGGTAGCATTTAATGTACCTGCTACGTTAACACCGGTACCAGTAACAACTAATATAGTATTACCATTAACAACAGTATTAACATTGCCATTAGACCCAGGAATACTTACATTACTGGTTCCGTTAACAATAGAACTACCAGCAGTAATAGTAATATTGGCAATATTACTACCGTCACCATACAAATATTGTGCTTTAACAATACCACTGTTAGCATACACATTTCCTGCAGTTATATTACCAATTACTGATGCATTTGTTAATGTACCAACACTTGTTATGTTTGGTTGTGCGGCTGTTGTTACAGTACCTGCAGTTAATGCAGTATTGGCTTGACCATATAAATTACCAATAAAATAATTAGCGTTTGCTGCATTACCTAAATTAGCATTATTACTAGTTATATCACCTGACGCAGTTAAATATCCAGTTACATTAACTCCGGTACCGGTTGCAATTATTATATTTGCATTCCCGGCAACACCTGTTACTACATTTCCACCACTACTTACAACTCTAACGTTACTTGAACCACTTAAAATCGTATTGCCTGCACTAACACTAATATTTGTTAATAACCCACCATCACCACTAAAACTAATAGCAGTAGCTATATTACCTAAATTACTATTACCTGTAACTGCTAAACTTGTTAATGTACCCACACTTGTAATGTTAGGTTGAGCGGCTGTTGTTAATGTACCGGTTACAGTAGTTGCAACTACTGCTCCTGAATTAGCATATACATTTCCTGCAGTTACATTACCCGTTACTGCTAAACTAGTTAAGGTTCCTACACTTGTAATATTTGGTTGACTATTAGAAGTTGAAGTTAATGTCCCTGTAAAATTAGCCAATCCACCAGTAGAATTGGCAGCAAAGTTGTTAGAAAAGACGTTAGCTGGATTTATATCTATTACTAAAGTTTGACTAGTTTGACTAATAATTGCTGATGTGCCACCGTTACTTCCTTGTCCGATACTTAATGTAGTAGTAGCAACTTGCACACATGCAATATTTGCAGTAACAACTACATTACCGGTTGGACTATTAACTTGTATGCCGGCGCCTGCAGATTGATTTACTGACGTAACTGATCCAGCACTAGCAGTAGTGTACAATTCATTAAAATTATTTTGTACTTTTTGGAACGCCGTTCTAATAGCATCTGCATCTGGATCATCTGGAAAAGTACCGAAATCTATATTTTGTTGGCTCATAACTATATTACCTTATTTAGTATTTATCGTTTTCTTATAAACACTATAGCCAAAAAAATACCCGACTAAAGCCGGGTACTTTTACGTACTATTAATTACTTAATACCACTTAGTTTGCGCCAATCTGTTAATAAATCAGTAGATTCTCTCATTGGGCTACCTAAACGATTTACTTGTGTAGAAACAACTGGAATCGTTGTTTGACCGGTAGATTTTTGCTTATTTAAACCACCAGAAATAACTTTAGTCATAAAGTCAATATCTGTTTCAAATGTGTCATCATCGCCATTAGCATAAGATTCGTCTAAATCTTCTTCTTCGGCATTAACTTCGTCGGCTGCATCATCGGCTGCAATAGCATCTGTACCAGCTTCGCCGCCATCGCCACCTTCTTCAAGTGGGGCATCAGTATCAGCAAAGTTTTTGCCGGCTGCTGTTGCTAGTGCGGCATCACGTGTAGCATCTGTTTGTTCTTCTTCTGCTTCGTCATTGTTGTTAGGATTGATTTCTTCTGCAACTTCATATTCACGTTGATCCATTGATTCATCTTCTTCAACTGCTTCTCCGCATGCATGACCTTCTTCCATCATACCACCGCATTCATTACATGTTTCTTCTTCACCATGCTCATGACCGTGCATTTCTTCACCGCCTTCTTCTTCATAATCACCGGACGCTTGTGCAGGACCTTGACCAGTCATCTTACGAATTAATGATAACATATCATCATGGTCATCAACTACTGCAATATCAGCTTGTGGAGCTTCACCACCGTCAACTGTCATTGGCTGACCTGCTTGCGGTTGACCTGCGTCATCACCACCAAATAAGCCTAAACCTGATTGTTTAATGATGCTTAATAATTGGTCAGCTTCACTATCTTGTGCTGAAACACTTACTGAATCAGGAGTACCTTGTTGACCTTTACTGATTGAAACTGTCATTCCTTCAGTAACTTCTTTGCCTTCTAAAATAGAATTCAATTCTTTTTCCCATGCTTCAAAAGCGAATGGACTTTCTTCAATTGAACTGCGGTCAGTAAATGTCTTACCACCAACACTAAATTTACCACCAGCTGGTGTTTTCTTCAATGCGGCTGTAAATGCATTGCCTTCATCAGCAATTTGAGGTGTATGAGCACCATAACTAGCCATATCAGCTACTTCGTTATTTGTTTCACCAACATAACCTTGAATTGGCATTTGACCATAGCACTCATCTAAGCCTTCTTTGAAGCCGTCATGATAATGTCTTGATTCTTCCATATCATCATAATTGCAATTGTATGCTTGCTTAGATAATGCGTGTGCTTTACCTGTATGGCGAGCTGCTTTTAGTTTATGTTCCATACCTTCTTTTACTTTCTTTTTGTCTGTTGCGGCTTTTTTCATTGGTTCTTTCTTGTTGCCGTCTTTGTCTAGGTCTAAGAAGTCTGGCTTAGCCGCTTCTTTTACTGTCTTTTTCTTCTCATCATACTCAATGTCTTTGGTAACTTTTTTGCCAGCCTTTTCAGCCTTAGCATCATCTTTACCTTTATGTTTCATATCGTATTCTAAGTCTTTAGTAACTTTCTTACCTGCTTTTTCAGCTTTGTCATCAGCCTTAGCACGTGCTTCACTCATTGGACTCATCAAACTATCGTTTGGTGGTTGATCGGCTTCACGTATTTTCTTTAGTTGTGCACCAGCAATACGTTTCGCTGCCTCTGCACCGTATTTAGGTGTTAGTTTGCGAACTAATGCATCAAAGCCCGTAGTAGCATTGTTGTGCTTACCCATATCTTCTTCTTGCATCTGGTCAGGCATTAGTGTCATTTCACCTTTGCCAATAGATTGTTTAATCTGTTGTGCTAGTTGTGGATTACTAACTGTACCTAAAGTCTTATTACCTTGAGCAATAACTTGTGTATTCTGTGCAGGTTGTCCGGCAACTTGTTGAGGTTGGCCTGGCATTGCTGGCTTTTGACCCATTGATGTTTGTCCGGGTTGTTTAGGCATTTGACTTGCTGGTTTGATTTGAATCTGTTCAGCTTCGTTCAATGCTTTATCTAGTGAGTCAAAATATTCCTTTAGACCTTTTTTCTTAGCTTTAGGTTCTTCGTCACCAGTACCATCATCTTTTTTATTTGCGGCATGACTTTGTGATTTACCTTTAACTACTGTAGTTTTCTTTTTATCATGTTTTGGTAATTTAACATCTTTGCCAGACTTAACACCAAATGCACTGAAGTCATACTTTTTAGTTTCACCAGAATCATCGGCATCTTTCTTAGGACGACCTTTACCTTTTTTAGCGGCAGTAGATTTAACTTTATTGCCTTCATCATCTTCATCGTCTTTACGACCGTAACCACCTGGCTCAGCAGTATGCTTTAATCCAGTTTTAGTTTTTTCTTTTGCTTCACTAAGCTGGGTCATTTTGTTCATTAAATCTAACATATTCATTTTCATATTCCTTTTATTTAGATACACTGGCGCCAGTTGCTGGCTTTGGTGGACGTGTAATTGTACTCATCGGACTCTTATCGCCTAATTTCTTATCATCCAAATATGGTTTGAATGGATCAAACGAGTTTGGTGTTTTTTGTCCTGCATAAGGGATATCAATAGTTGAACCCTTCATTTGGTCTTTGATACTAGATAGATAACTATCACCATATGCTTTATTTGCTTCTTTAGCACCAGGTTGCTCACCCATTTCTTCATGTGTAAGTATTGGGCTATCTTTCATTTCATTAGCGTAGCCTTCAGCCTCGCTATTAATGCTATCGTCATATTGACTGCTGATAACACGAACCATATTGATGTTGTATCCTAGAAGTTGAGCAATTTGCTGTATCATAGGTTCAGTAGCTGGGTATCTGAAGTCTGCTTTAATAATAGTTACAGATTGATTTGCTAAATTAGGAAATCCGTATGGATCTTTCTGTATAGGTGTTTTCACTGGATCGCTGATTCTGATCGGGTCAAACTTGTTTAGATTGTATTTAAACATATCTATAAAGTTTTTATCCACATCACCAGCAATCTTTATAGTATAGTTGTAACTTTTAAGACTTTCGGTTATGTATTGTTTTAGACTACGCATAGGTATCCTTTTTCTTATATATATTTATCTATTTATGATTTTTATTTGCATTTCGTAAAATGCTTGGGAAGTTATTGGATGCCTGATGATGCAGCCAATCTTAAAACTGCCAAAGTTAAATTACCTCTATTAGTTGAGGTTGCTGTATCATTTGCATATGTTATGCGTGTAATACTTGAACCTGCAGTTCCGCCACCAATCCATCCATAAGTATTGTCACAGGTGCTTGCGCCGACGTATCTTGCAGCTAATAGTGGGCCGCGAACAGTTGCAATGTCAGTATCGGTTGCATATGTAATTCTATCTACCGCTGAAGTTGAATTTCCACTAGCGTACCAACCATATGTTGTACTGTCAGTCACTGCACTAAGACCATATTTACCTCCGGATAATGGGCCGCGAACACTAGCAGTGGCAGTGTCTGTTGAATATGTTATTCTATCTACTATAGATTTATTATTGTTACCTCCACCAAACCAACCGTAGCTAGGAGTTCCTGTGGCTGCCAAGTTGTATCTAGCAGCCGATAGTGGACCTTTTGTTGTTGCGGTAGAAGTATCAGTTGCATAGGTAATCCTATTTACCATAGACACTGGTCCAATTTGACTGTAATAGCCGGCACCAAACCAGCCGTATGTTGAAATATCAGTTGTGGCTGCACTACCACTTCTCGGAGCACTTAATGGACCACGCACACTTGCTGTTGCTGTATCTGTCGCATATGTAATACGATCTATTGTTGAAAAATCACCAACCGCCCCGACATAACCGCCACCAAAATAGCCTGCAGTGAATGAACCAGTGGCCATAAGTTTATATTTAGCAGAACTTAATGGTCCGCGCACACTTGCTAGTGCAGTGTCTGTTGCAAAAGTCATTCTAGCAACAGTTGATAAAGGTCCAGGAACTCCTCCACCAAACCAACCTGCTGTAGCTTGCGTGGGAGGTGCCAACGTAGCTGTAAATCCTCCACCGCTAAATGTAAATGCTCCACTAAATGTTACTGACATATTTTTATTCCCATATCATTATTTATCAGACGGTTCTTTACTGGCCAACATCTTTAACAATTCGTTACGGTCTAATGCTTTACCCTCACCAACTGGCGTGTTCTCTATCTCTTCGGCTTTGCCAGCTAACTTCTGGTCTAACTGTGCTTTCTTAAGCTGTAAATCAATCATCTTTAACTTCTTATTCAATTTGGCAGTCTTTGCTGTAATAGCATGACCTAACATGTTACTAGCAACACTAAAAATCTCACTACTAAATCTACTATCAACTTGCATACCCAAATCACTTAAATCTTTAAAACTATCTACAGCCATCTGCGCTAATTCATCTAACTCATTATCACTAGCATCTAATCCACGTACTTGTGGCAATGCATTGTCAATCTTCTCTAACGCACTTAATGCATCAGTAGTTATATCACGTGCATTTTCTGGTATAGGAATATGCAAGCTGTCAATCTCATCTTGCGGTAACTCAAATAAGTCGGTTAATTTTTTCGTCATACAAGTATTTAGTTACTTGCTTCGCCCATTGTAGAAAAGGTCATCCTCAGTTATTACTCTAAAGGTATATCCATGGTGTTTACAATAGGCCATGGCTGCTTGCCATTTAGCATGATTGATTGCTACTACCATTCTGTCTTTAGCGTTAGCAACCTTACTCTCTATAAGACTCTGTTTCTTAGGCTTAATCTCAACTATCTCAGCAATATTTTTACCATGTTTGTTTTGATAAACTACAAAGAAGTCTGGGATATATGTTTTTGGTTGTCCAGTAAATGGGTTACGATAGGGTACACTTATTGCTTCACTAGCCCAATACAATACGTTTTTGTTAGTGTCACAAAAATTCATAAATGTAAGTTCCCATCCACTACGATATCGTGGAACATGTTTACCTACATATTTTTGACTATTCTTTGGGGTAAATGTACCTTGAGCATATTTTGCCATGATTATTGCACGATATTACGTGCTACTGGTTGGTTAGATTGTGGTACGGTGCTTACACCATACAAACTTGTTTTAGATTTAAAACTATTTAAGTAATATGATATAACTTGATTCATTTGTAATTTATTAGTACCTTGAATTTGTCCTAATAAATCTAATACAGGTATTCCTGTTTCTTGTGAGATTCTAAACAGAAATGCTGTAAAATTTCCTGCAATGACTTTAGTACCGCATACTGATTTGAAATATCCATTAACAATATCGTATTCATTGCCGTTAACTACCATGTTAAATGAGTAGAAATCATCAAATATTTTAACTGTTAAGTCTGTTGATGTGCGGTCATCTATAATTCTTGCCATGAGTTATCCTCCTGTACTATTTATATCAGGAGGAACTACTGCTCTACCATTTGCTTGTTGTTTTTGATTTGGGGTAGAACCGTATATTAAAGTATTAAATAACACATTTCTTCCAGTATTGTTTAATGGATTCATAAGAGCATTAGTGATACCGGCAGTTACTTCGCTCTTAATTGCTTGTTTTAAATTTATATTTTTAAGAGTATTATATGTAGCACCTGCTTTTTGTATAGCACCTAATGGGTTTATGTTTTCACCAGACAAATCTTCAATTACTCCGCCGACACCATCTACTAAACCACCTTGACCTAATATACTAGATTGACTACCTGGTCTAGTAATAGGACTAGGTGCTCTATCATAATTAGCTTCCAGGCCAAAGCCAGCAACAATATCACTAGGTTTAGTACCATCAATTGATCCTTGAAAATATTTTACAGTTTCATAATCCAATGTCATTGTATTTTCCATAGTACCATTACCTTCTGCGTAATTGTACGTGTCATGTGCAAATCTATTAATAATAGGATTAATTAGTGTGTATGCCGCATATTTGTGTTGGTTGAAACCAAATATAGTAACATTTTTAAAGAATGGAATTTTAGTTTGTCCATTACCTGCTTGTATGTTAGTATTAGGACTATCAGGTGTTTCTCCTATATAGCCCCAATTTGTATCACCGGTAATAGATTGTGAATAAATGTTTCTTGAATTGTAGTTTGTATTATTTGGACTATTAGTACTACCATTACCAGTTTGTTGTGCTTGACGACCTGATACTGATGCTACAGGGATGCTAGCATCTTTATAATAATATGTATAATAGTTATACCACATATTACGTATTAAATTTCCATTGTCATCATGGAAGTTAATATCTATGGGATCGTATTTAATTTTTGTTTGTACAATACGTTTACGATTGTACTGATTCATTGTATGTGTGTCAAAACTATAGCTTGGTAATTTTACAGATTTAACAGCTAGACCAAAGTTTGCACCTTGAGGTAATCCTACTGCATATGCACTTTGATTTATTTCAAAGTACACATGGAATAGGAATTTAAATTTAGGTGCATATTGATATGCATTGGGTCTAAAGGTCTTACTAGCGTGAGTATAATCACGCAGGTAGTCGTTGCCGAAGAATCCTGCGGCAGCGTCTGTTAGTAAGTTTTGAAAGAATCCTGCCATAGTTACCTATAACTGGATTAATTTGATCCGATACCAGTAGTAGAACCTGTAGAACCCGCTAATGAACGTGATGCCGCAATTCTACCAATTTGTGTACCAACTCCTGACTCTAACGGTGCTTGTACCGCATTGTCAAAACGTATTGATAATTGTATTGTTACTACTTCATTTGAGCTATATGCTAAGTTATTATAGTTAGCGGCTTGTAAGAAGCAACCATATACTTCCCATGTTTCTAAAACAACAGGAGTAGTATTGCCATTTCCACCATCTAAGATTTCAATGTTTGTTTGGAACTTATAATCTTGACCAGTTGCGGCTGAAGCTTGTTCAACAAAGTCCATTTGCTTCTGTAATTGTTGACCAACTAATGCAGAGACACTACCTGAAGCATCATCTCTAACATTAATAGTTAGCGGTTGCCATTCGTGTCTACCTGCCAAATACATAGTAGAGTTATAAACTGGGATGTTAATTTCACCAAAACTAACTGACGGGCGTGTTACGTCAATAACTTGCTTTGTCAATTCATTAGTAGCGGTACTAACTCCAAAGTTTAAAAAATTAACTCTAAAACGATATTGTAGTTTGGGCATTAACAAGCCCTGATTTCCGCCAGCGTTATCTGATGCTACGGTCATGTTAAATAATGATTGTGAGGCTATTGCCATTTTTTTCTCCTGTTATTAATATTTATCTTTATAAATAGATACCCCTTTCGGGGTATCATATTTTATTATTGTCCACCAAGCTCGCCTGTGTTCAATATACGAACCGGGATATAAATGAATTCAGCTGCCTTAACAGGTTCAACTGCAACATCAATCCACAATTCATTTCTATCGATTCTTGCAGGTGTATTGTTTGACTCATCGCATACTACAAGATAATCATATAGACCTCGTTTTGCAACTAAATCAACCATCAATGTTTGTACAACACCTGAAATCTGATTGCGTGTTAATGCATCATTTGGTTCAAATACAAACGGTCTTGCTGCCAATGTTAATTGTCTACGTATGTAAGCAATTAATCGTGCTACGTTAGTTCTATCTAATGCACTTGAACTATTAAAACTAGTTTTGTTACCATAATTTAACAATCCAACACCAGTAAAGAATACTAATGGGTTAATGAAGTTGATATACAACACATCACGAATACCTAAACGTGTCTTAATAGATTGCCATTCACCGGTAGTAGCATCAACATAACCAATACTTAATGCATTGTCAATTGTACCACGACGAGTACCTGCCGCCGCTAACCAAGGATAACTAATAGTATCATTACGCAAGAATGTACGCAACATCATATATGATGCCGGTACAGCAACTTGGTTGCCTGACAAATCTGTAGCTAAGCCGCTTGGATAGAACAGACCCATATATGTATCACGATTTACTAACCCTTCTTCACCTGTACTTGATGCACCGGCTTCGTTGTTGGCCCACGCTTGAATTGCAGTAGCACTATCTGGTAAACGCATTGGTGTATCACCTAGAATATAACCTGTTTGACCACGATCATTATTCAATGTAATCATACCAGGTTGTAGTTCTGGATAGTTAGGTGTTGCAATTAAGTTGAAGAAGTTATCTTCATCACGTATTGCTGTGTTAGTAGCAATTGCCGCATTCAATGATTGAACAACCATTGCACGTTGTGCTTTGCGACCCATATATGGTGCACCATTTGTTTGATTACCGCTTACTGTTACCCATGTATCAGTATATGTAGGTAATGTTTCGTCTGGGAAATCAGTACTATTAAAGTAGTCGGATCTATATTGTTTTACGTTATAACCACTACGGCGTGTGTTGAATAACAACATACCAGATGGATATAGTGTTGGACTAGGTGCATCTAAGTCAACATTATCACTTACCAATAAACTAGTAATTGTTGGGATAGGATCATCTACTGGACTAATAGTATCCTGATCATCTGACCAACGTGCATCAGCAAATACTACACCTGTACTACTAGTTTGATCTGTGTTATTTATTAACACCCACTGATCGGTACCTGATACTGCTTGCCAACGACTAATTACTGGATAGTTTTCTAAATCACTAGTGTTAATCCATATATCACCATATTCTAATGGTGTTCCATCACTTTGTGTAGAGGGAACGCTTGCACTTATGATAGGACCATTTGGGTCAGTTACATTAGTACCACTTGGTAATGGAAAACCGTTACTATCATAATCTTTATTACCATAGCCATACCATGCGCCCTCGTAATTAACCATAATATCAACTTGGTCAACTACACTGTAGAACCAATTTGTATCATTAGCAGGAGCTATATTTGGCTCACCTTCATTGGCAATATATGTAAATTCAACCCAGTTACTTAGTTGTGTGGTAAAGTTTGATGGTGGAGTACCTGATATAAATGTACATGATGTTGCTACTCCAGCAGATACTGATGTTATTTTAACAACTAAATCATTTGCAGGAGTAGCTCCGCCTAAACTAGTACCTAATATAGTAACAGTATCATTTACAGCATAACCGGTGCCGCCAGCTTGAACTCCATTACCTGTGACAACATAGGCAACTGCGGCTGAAATACTAATATTAAATGTAGCACTGGTCCCGCTACCTGAACTAGATCCTTGTGCCACTCCAGTAAATGAATTAAAAGATGCTGGTCCGTACTTTACACCAGTTGTTGTATTAATTTCAAATCCAGCTTCCGCTATTAAACCATTAGATACATTGATATTTGTAAATGCACTATTTACAAAATCACTTAATACAATTTCGCCACCGGTAGTATGTGTTAATTGTATAGCACCATCAGTAGTTACACTTGCTGTTGTATACGGTATACCAGCGGCTGCCCAGGCTGTAACAAAATCTATGGCATCAGTATTATCTACTAGCGTAAAATTATAGGCTGAACTTAATACGGAACTTCCAGGTGTTGATACATACACATTCATATAATATGGTCCAGCAGTAAAGTTAGGTGTTGTATTAGAACCAGTAACTACTGTTGGACCTGTTGCTATTCTTTCCCACATGTAAAAGGGAGCAACACTTGCTGGGTTTGTTAGTGTAAGATTATATGCATATTGTCCATATACTGTACCGGCCGGAATTGCTTGTCCACCGGTAGCATCTAAGTTATTAGTTGCTACCCAATCACTTATTGCTAATGATACATTTTTAGCTTGGAATGTTTGTGTTGCACCATTAAATACAGATAATACTGGATTTAAACCAGTACCGGCTGAACCAACTTTAATCCATACTGAACCTGTTGGTCTAGGAGTACTTTGATTACTACCCCATAATGGCATTTGAGCACTTGTGCCATATCCAATTGTCGGTTGATTATATGTTCCCGCGGGAATACCTATATCACTAAGTACTGTTCCAGTACCAGCTGCAATAACAAGACTTGATGTTTCGGAAATACTACGTTGATTACTAAATAAACATAATTTACCACTACGTACTGCGGCAGATAATCCGTTCCATCCTAAATTATTAATAGCGGCAGCAACTCCTGCTACAGTATTATTAGTTGATGCAGGAACTGTAATAGTTGCTGTTACTCCTGTTAAACCTGACAAATTAATTGTAAATGTATTAGCGGCTGTTAGTGTTGGATTAGAATTTGTTCCTTGAACAGTAGGTGTGTCTAATCTCCAATCACTGGCACCTACTATTGCCCAAACATTAGCTGTTGTTTTATACCAATATGTTCTACTAGTGCCATTGACCGGAGTTGTAATTTGAATAGCATTTACTGCATAATCACCAATATTTCCAATACTGCTATTTGGTACACCAGCAGTTAAATCATCCGCATTTGTAATAACAATCGGAGTTTGTAGTGTAAATTGTGTGGTGGTCTGATTAAATTCATATATACCCCATGTGCTTGTAGTAGTATCTAACCAATAGGTACCATTGTCTGGATTGCCAGTTGGACGACCTGTTTGACCTACTAAACTAGCTAGGTCAATATCAGCACGTAAAACATAACAACGATTTGTTACACCTAATGTACTATAGGCTGCTAGTAAACCATATTCATTTAACTCATAACCCTGTATCGGTGTGCCATTTGTCGTTGTATAGAAGAATGGACTACCATATAAGTTTACTAAGTCTCGTTGACTTGTTACTTGGAATAGTTTATTTGCGTTAGCTGCCGTTGTTGCGGCTGCTACACCTGTTCCAGATGCATCAGCTTTGTTTTGTGCTGTTGCTAATAGAATAAGCGGGACTGAATTCGTTGGGGCTGGAAGATATTGACTTTGGTCAATGATTGTTACTTCTACGCCTGGAGATGTTAATGCCATTTTATATTTCCTTTATGTAAAATTTTAAGGTTTACTACCTGTTTGCATATTAATATTTATCAAATACCTTTAAAAAGACATAGTTACCGTGCCTTTGAAGGTTTCCAGAGTAAATACACAATGAGACCTATATGCAATACTTGTGGAAAGAATCACTGTGCCGTTAACTACAACCGGCTAGGTATAACACACTATAGAAGCATGTGCGATGAGTGCGGAAGAAAGAAAAATAAACTTAAACCTAGAAATCCTAAATGGAAAACTAAAGGTTATAAGAAAAAAGCCGCATGTGATTTATGCGGCTTCAAGAGTATATTCACTAGTCAAATTACCGTCTTTCATATTGATGGTAATCTAGACAACGCAGAAATGTCTAATCTACGTAGTATCTGTCTTAACTGTGTAGAAGTAGTAAAAAAGAAAGAAGTTACTTGGAAACGAGGGGACTTACAAGTTGACCACTGAGTTCACTTGCTTATGTAACTCATCTATTGAACCATTGTTGTCAATATAATAATCATACAATAAACCAACACTACTATATTCACTCGCATGGACAGCATAGTTTCCTAACTCTACCATAGCTTTCAATTTTTGTTCACTACCTTCAGGTTCATTATTGTAATCAACTGCCGCACTATACCAGACAGGACGTTCACCCCTGTTAACACGCATCGTGATACCACCTACACTTTTAATAGAGTTAACTTCATTGACAAAACGACAGTCGGTAATCACAATGTTTTCATCTGTTTGGCGTAGTTTGTTCTCTACACTTGCTACCCAAATATCTTTATGAAACCCATTACGACAGACTTCTGTCCCCCAATATTGTAATATCCATCGTGGGGTGATTTCCATACCTAGTCGGTCACTCCACCATTGGTCTTTTTGTTCTCGCCAAGCACGACTGGTTTTAGTAGAACCTTCTAAGTATTCTCTATTCCAACCAAAGACGGCTGCTACTGCGTCTTTTAATGATGCCGCAAAACTAACACGTTTGAACCCGTGAAATGTGCAAAGATAGTCAGCAATTGTGTCCTTGCCGCTACCGATCAATCCTGTAACTCCAATAATCATATGGTAACTCCTGTAATACATATTGTACTACAGGAGAATTGTAATGTAAACTGTTTAGGTTATCCTTAATTATATTATTTACCACTATCAGAGTTAACTAACTTGATGTTAGATATTTGCTTTTGTGGGTAAAAACAAACGCCTTGTCTAAACCCATAATCAACAGAATGTGGGGTATATATAACCCCGTCATACCCAGCTGCCTTTATCTTTGGAAGAGAGTCTGTAGCATGACCTTCGTACCCTGCTTTCTGATCTAGCACGACATAAGGATTTTTCAAAGTTATCTTTATTTTGTAAAGATAGTTTCCTTCCCATGTGTATCTATCATCACTGAAATAAAATTCGTCTGTTGGGAGAATTCTTTTTATTTTTGAATCGGAAGAATGGTAGGCAGTAAAGGTAATTGGCTTACCAAATTTGAAGGAATCAAAATTGCCTTCCGCTACACCTTGCTTACTTTGAGCAACTGCAACATAAGCAGGACCCGTGTAACCATCTGGAAATTTATGAAAGTGCTGAATAGTTCTATGCCAACCTTCTAATAGTTCGTATCCGTCAGGTCTTTTAATTAGTATCACCGGTTCACTTCTAACACCGCCTTGTTTTTGTGCTAACTGTGCTTGTGTAGCATGTCTTTCAGAATCTCTGGGAACGTCCATTCCCATATCGCTAAGTCCGCCGGCTCGACCTTGGAGTTTTCTTAAAGTATGAGTAGTCCACATATTATCCATAGTAAACTTCATGTTAGGAACAAATTGCCATTGAGTGTTTCTATTTAAACCCTCACGATTTAGCATAGTCAATAATCTGCGTTTAGGATTTTCATCATTATAACGACCAAATCCCTGATAGAGCCAATCTTTAACAATATATTCAGGCCAGGTAGGAACAATACTTTTGATGTATTGATACATTCTGTTTCTAGCTTCTGTTAAAAATTCAATTGCTCTCATTTAGCCTTGTACCCAAGTCAACGGTTGACTATAATCCACATAACGTTTTAGTTCTTCAATGAGTTCTTGTTGAAGTTGTTTACTTTCAGCCTTCATTGCCGCACCATTTAAACTTGTGCCACCACCCGGGCCTGCAATGCTAGCAAACTTCTCACGTGCTTCACCAATGATACCTTTTAATACAGCAAATACCCAATCACCAATCCATACACCAGCACCTGGATCTTGTAACAATACCTCTTGTGTTCTTTGTACATCTGCCCAAATCAATATACGTTCACCGGAACCTTTTGGATCACGTACAATACGTAATACTTTGGTTACTGGATCAAATGTATAAACAACATATCCACCAAACATACGTGCGGCTAATTCAACATAACCGGCATAGAAGTCATATGTTGCCATACCACCTGCATAGTTATAGTTTAGCAAATATGTATTAAGAATAGCTGAACTGAATGGATCAAAACTACTAGAACTTGGCCCTGTTTCTAGACCAACTGTTCTACGATATAAACATCTGACGTTAATGAATTCTTGTGGTAGAGTATATGTATCAACATTCTTTTCTATTGTAAAAAGAGTATAGGATTCTGCCGTAGCGTTTTGTGCTCTTTGACGATATACTTTGATAGCGTAGTTATATGCAGCCTCATAGTGTTGAGGGTCTAGTTCCAAGTCAATGATACCATCTCCTAGACGATATCTAACGTTTTGGAATAGTGCCTGTTTTAGTTCATCTAGTGTTAAACCAGATGGCGTAGATAGTATATTTGCAGTAGCTGATATTGTCATAGTTGTTTACCTGTATAATGTATTTATCAGGTTACGCCATAGAGACTGTTTATTGTAAACCTGAGCTTGCAGCCAAATAAGTTCTTGCAGAACTCAACGGGCCACGTTCAGTTGCAGTTGCGGTATCAGTTGCATATGTAATACGGTCTACTGTTGTTTTCTGTCCCGGAGATGGAGAATTGTATCCACCACCAAACCATCCATATGTATCACTATCGGTTGATGCCGCTAGACCTATTCTAGCTGAACTTAATGGTCCGCGAGTACTAGCTGTTGTTGTATCATTAGCATAATCAATACGATCTACACTACTAAAAAAAGGAGTACCAGGGTTATAGCCAGCTCCAAACCATCCATAACTAGGGGTACCGGTTGCAGCCAATCTTTGTCTAGCTAAACTTAATGGACCCTTTACACTTGCAGTAGCAGTGTCTGTTGCATATGTTATTCTATTAACTGTTGACGATGTTCCGCTAGAGCTTTCTCCTCCGCCAAACCAACCATCAGTTGTATTACCGGCCGCAGCCATTCCAAAGAATATGCTTGATAGTCTCCCTCTAGAAGTACCGGTGTCAGTATCTGTTGCATACGTTATTCTAGATACAGTAGATACCTTTACGTTTGAAAAGCCATCAAAGTCTAATCCTCCTCCAAACCAACCATATGTAGTATTTCCTGTTGCGGCAATATAATATGCTCTATAACTTAGTGGACCGCGATTACTTGCAGTGTTAGTGTCTGTTGCATATGTTATGCGTGACACCATAGATAAGGGAGACCCAATTTTACCTCCAGCATACCACCCATAATTAAGATCACTGGTAGCGCCTTGAGCATATCGCACTCCATCTAATGGACCTCGTACTGTTGCTGTTGCTGTATCTGTTGCATATGTTATACGTTGAACAATAGAAGCTTGACCGCCAGCACCACCTCCACCTGCAAACCAAGCCGCTGTTGGAGTTGCAGGTGGAGCGGCAGTTATCCCTACTCCACCACCAAATGATATTCCACCTGTTATCGTTATTGACATAATTGTTACCTTTAGATACGTATATTGTATTTATCGGGAGACACTAACATTATGATTAACCGTAGGCTGCGCCTGCTTGGCCACTTCTATCAGTTCCTACACCTGCTGTGTCACTTGCAACAACCCCTGTATTACTTATCAAGTTAGTTACATATCCACCGGATCCAGATCCTAATATAGCTTTGTCATTGCCATAAACTGCAGCCGGTGCTTGGAATCTACCGGTAGCTACAGTTGCTGTATCAGTAGCAACTACTCCGGTATTACTTACTAGATTAGTTATTGATTTATAACCTCCGGTACTTCCATTATATCCAAGTGCAAACATAGCTTTGTCATTACCATAACCGGTAGCTGATGGATCATTTCTAGGAGAACCAACACCCGTTGTGTCACTAGCAACAACACCGGTGTTTGATACTTTGTTAGTTATACTTGTATAACCTGCACCAACGTTACCATATCCATATCCAAATATAGCTTTATCTGTTCCATATCCTGCGGCGGCTAATGCAAATCTAGCATAACCAACACCTGTAGTATCACCTGCAACAACACCGGTGTTTGATACTAGGTTAGTAATTGATACAAAGGGAGGGTTAAAGTCAAGCCATCCATAACCAAATATAGCCTTATCAGTGCCATAACATGCGGCTGCTAAATTACTTCTACGAGTGCCAACCCCTGTAGTATCTGTAGCTACAACACCTGTATTTGATACTTTGTTGGTCATTGCTACTACTCCAGAAAGTCCTGCGTTAGTAGTTCCATATCCAAATATAGCTTTATCTGTTCCATATCCTGCGGCTGCAAGAGTGCCTCTGCCGGTACCCACACCTGTTACGTCATTTCCAACTATCCCGGTGTTTGATACTAAATTGGTCATTGATAATCCAATCCACGCTCCTGAGTAGGTTAGACCGTATCCAAATATAGCCTTATTCCCTTGAGGTGGTTCAGGTGTTATTGCAACCCCAGCACCAAATGTTATTCCTGCTCCGATATCCATAATATGTTAACCTTTAACATATTTATCAGATATCACCTTCTTTACGGTTTTCACTGTAAAACGCATCAAAACTTCCACCGGGATATCTACTCTCTAACTTACGAACATTCTCTGCAATAACTTCATTTGGATCTAAATTCAACGCACGACAAGCATTAATCCAATACCACATAACATCACCCAACTCACGCTTTAAATGAAACACCTCTGCTTCTGTCAGTGGTTTGCCCTGAAAAAACATCTTCTTGGGCACTTCAATAAATTCTCCACATTCAGCCGCTAATCCAAGACAAGCTGTAAGTAAAAGTGGTACATTGATATCAGGACCATGTACACCATCACCAATGTAATTACCATCAAGTTCATCACACCGGTCCATGAATGTAGTCAAGTCATTGCTTGCCTTGCTGGTTACAGCTTCTACAAAATCTTTGTATTTGTTTAAATCAATATTACTCATTAAAATGCTTTCAAAATAATCATTTGGTCATTAAACCTACCATTAGGTGTTGTACTAACTGCTTTAATATCTTTAAAATACTTACGTGCGGCCGGCTTACTACCCATAACTTCTTTAATCTGTTCACTAGGTTTACGTAATGTCTTTACTTCACTCTGTACGGTATCAAATCCCAACAACGTGCTACCTTTAACTGTAAAGGTTTTACTATAGTCATCGGCAATGTAATGATGTAACTTACGTTTGGCAGTGTCATAGGCCCAAGCTTCACTTGCACCATGAAGCTTGATAGGACTGATACTTAACAAATCAAGTTTACTTGCAGTATCTTTGAATGTTTTAAGATACTTAAGTTTTGCTACAATCTTCTCCACAGGTACCGCCTTACGTGCCCTAGGAGCTTTTGCGGCTTTCTTAACACTAATGTAACTGTTCAAATCACTAATAACCAACTCAATAAACTTCACAATATTTTTTAATTGTGTTTTTGTTAGATGTTGATAACCCTGTACTAATTGACTATCTGTACCTTTCAATACTTCTTCAATTTCGTTCAGTTTCTTTTTCCATACATCGGTTAACAAACTGATATGTTGTGGCATTACATTCTTTTTAGCCACTTCATCAATTGGTCGTAATGTATGTTTAGATCCGGCACCTGATGTAATATATTCATCAAACAATCCTTCAAGTTCACCACCGGCTTCACGTGCTTTATCTTTTAAGATTTCCTGAATGTTAGGTCTTGCGGGAGTATCAGGTGCGCCTGTTGCTGATTGTTCAATAATTTGTGGCTTATGTATTGTTTCAAGCAAACGTTTGATTTCGTTTTGTAGTGTATCTGATTCGGTTTCAGATAGTTCTAGTCCACGTAATTCCATACGTGCTAACCAAGCTAGTGTGTTGATACATTCTTTCTCATCAATCTTACGCATGATTTTAGCCTCTTGTGGGCGTTCACGTAGGTCTAAGTATTGTGATAAGAATTCTTTAGCATCTTTTTTACCATAGAAGCGACCATACCATGTGAAACTACGCATAAGTGCGACTCGGCGTCTATCTGGATCGGGTTGTACGGCAAACATAGGTTCAGGACCTAAATATTCAGTGTCCGGGTCTCTGGGGTTAAGTGTCTTAACCTGTGAATAATCACTAGCTTTAATGATTTTACTTGCGGGTTTACGTGTTGCCATTAAGTTCTCCTAATTTTATAGCGCATTTGTGTATTATAGCATATGTTCCATTTGTTGTCAACCGTGAGATTGACCCATTTTCTTATTCTATTTACTGAACAGTACATAAACGATAAATAATAGATATGCCTAGACTCTCATTATATCACCCCACGAAATCAAATGATTACCGTTTCTTTGATAAAACAATATCAGAGATGTTTACTGTTGGCGCCACTGATTTATATATTCACAAATACTTAGGACCAACAGATCAGGGTGCGAGTATTGACTATACACAGCCACAATATGATTCATTAAATCCAACCAATATACAAGATTTATTATTTTTAGAGAATAGAGATAGAACGTATGATCCTAATATTTATAGATTACGTGGTCATTATAATGTACAGAATTTAGATTTTGATTTAAGTCAATTTGGATTATTCTTAAACAATGACATTATCTTTATTACTGTTCATTATAACGATATGATTGATTTAGTTGGTCGTAAGTTAATGGTTGGTGATGTATTAGAATTACCTCACTTATTAGATTATAATCCATTAAAAGAAACTATACCAGTTGCATTAAAAAGATTTTATCAGATTACTGATGGTAATTTTGCTAGTGAAGGATTTAGTCCTACATGGTATCCGCATTTATGGCGTATTAAATGTGAACCATTAGTTGATAGTGAAGAATTTAGTCAGATATTATCTGAACCAATTAATCAAGATAATTACCTTGGATTATGGGATAGTAATAAAGTATATCCAGCTGGTTATAGTATTACATTTGGTGATAAGAATTATATATCTAAACAAGAAGTACCAATTGGTATTGTACCACCTAATACAGTATATTGGGAACTTGATCCTAATCAAAATCTCAAAGATATTCTTGCTACATATAATAAAAATCTACAAATCAATAATGCTATACTTGAAGAAGCTGACAGATTAGTACCTAAGTCAGGTTATGATAGAACTAATTTATATATTGTTCCTACATATGGTGTATATGAAAGTGATACTCAATTATCAGGTAAATATAATCAACCTGCTCCACCTATAAATGTTTTAGCTAACAATAATGGAGCTCCTGTTGTTGCAACTGGTGTGGTAGCAATAGTTCGTAGTCCTGCTTACAAAAATGCAAGTCCTATATTACGTATACCTAAAACAACTGTACAAAGTATTTGGGATATGTCAGCAGACATGACATTTGATCCTTTAAGGGTTGCAAGACAGATAAACTTAGAGACAGCTACTATTGCACCAACACTAATTGGCAATGGTTCAGGAGCAGTTGAAGGTGAGATAGTATTAACAGCATTGCCAACAGGGCCTATTACAGGACCATATGGTACATCAGATAATACATATGCTTTCGCCGATCAAAACCCAGAAGCTCCAAACTTTACAGGAACAGAACCATACGGTCCAGATACTATGGACTATCGAGCAGATACTGATCCACGATTCCAATTCATTGCTCGTAGTAGTCCAAGAAGCTTTGGCTATACAACTGGCTATTTAGATGGCACTGCAGAAGCACCAAATGGATTCCCAACAGGGGCAGGAATTGCTTTCCCGCAAAATCCAGAAGTGGGTGCATACTTCTTACGTACAGATTATCTACCGCAAATTCTCTATCGTTGGGATGGTAGAATATGGGTTCGTATATCTAAAAATGTCAGAACGCCTACAGGATTCACTGAAACAGATTTGTCACAACAATCTAGCTTCATAAATAATAGTAATGTAACAATAACAACTGATGGTACAAGTATACCACAGAAACAAGCATTGTCAACTATTTTGACAATAGCACCAGATCCAATTCCACCGGTAATATAATATATGGCAGCTTTCTTTTATGATAATCAGGTCCGCAGATTTCTAATTCAATTTGGAAAAATCTTTAGTAATTGGTATGTTACTAAAGGTAAAGACCCGGCAGGTAATGAAATACTTGTTCGTGTACCAATTATGTATGGTGATTCAAGTAGACAAGCAAGTACTATTATTGCTAACAATAGTGCTAGCAATTTACCTAGCGCACCGTTAATCACTTATTATATTACTGCTTTAGAATACGATCAACGTAGAACACAAGATCCTACATTCATTGACAAGATACAAGTTCGTCAACGTAGTTACAATACAGAAACTCAAAGTTATGAAACAGTGCAAGGGCAAGCATTTACTGTTGAAAGATTGATGCCTGTACCTTATACATTAAGAATGACTGTAGATTTGTGGACAACTAATTATAATCAAAAATTACAATTGATTGAACAATTAGGTACACTATTCAATCCTTCATTAGAAATACAAAGTACTGATAACTTTATTGATTGGACTTCACTATCAGTTGTTTACCAAGATGGTTTAACCTTCAGCAGTCGTAGCATACCACAAGGTACAGGTAATCCTATTGATGTAATGAGTTGGAAATTCTATATGCCTATATGGATTAGCAATGCGGCTAAACTTAAAAAGATGGGTGTTATTGAAAAGATTATAGCAAGTATATTCTCTGGTAAAGCACTAGATGATATACAGAATGATGATTTATTATTAGGTACACGACAAAAGATTACTCCATATGGATACAAGTTACTATTGATAGGTAATAGTTTACAATTATTACCAGCTAATCAAGATTTTTATCCAAGCAATGAGGATTTAGATTTACCACCTAACCCTAATACAAGTTTGTATTGGTCAAGTCTATTGAATGTATACGGAACTGTAAGACCGGGTATTAGTCAGATATGGTTACAGAATCCTTTTATGGACACTGAGATTGTAGGTACTATTGTGCCTGACCCAGTAGATGATAGATTATTGATATATGATATTGACCCAGATACCCTGCCTCAAAATACATTGGATCCTGTAGACAGCGTGATTAACCCATTAGTCACAGGACCAAATGCAGGGTTACCTCCCGCAGAAAATGGAATGCGTTACTTAATAGTAGACAACATAGGTAGCGAAGGTGATACTACTATCGCATGGGGTAATGTAGTAGCATATGCCAATGATATTATTGAATATGATAGTTCTATGGGAGAATGGTTTGTATCATTTGATAGTGCCCAAGCTACTACAGTTGAATATGTTACCAATTTGACAACTAGCATACAGTATCGCTATGTTAATACCGAAGGTGCATGGATGAAATCTTGGGAAGGCTGGTACGACCAGGGTGATTATAGTATTGTAATCTAATTTACTTTATGCTATAATATGTTAGCATATGAATAATATCTCAGCAGGCGTTTTCTTTTACGCTAAAAATACACAACGATTCCTATACTTACTTAGAACGGATAATAAAAATCCGGGCAATTGGGGAATACCAGGTGGTAAAATAGAAAATGGTGAAACGTTACTTGTAGGTATTGAAAGAGAATGTACTGAAGAAATTGGGTACTTCCCAGATCATGCAAAACTAGTACCAATACAAAAGTTTGTTAATAATACATTCACATATCATACGTTTTTTTGCAAGATAGATGAAGAATTCATTCCAGTATTAAATTATGAACATTGTGGGTATGCTTGGGTAGGTGATAATCAATATCCTAAGCCATTGCATCCTGGGTTATTTAGTACAGTAAACTTTGATGTTGTACAGAAGAAATTAAAATCACTTACAAAAAAAGAGACCTAAGTCTCTTTTTTTATTTTAGCAATTTTGCTATTGTATCAAATCCCAGTGATCCTATTACAACTCCGGCGCCCATCATCATCCATCGCCACTTTTCTAAAGCAGAGATTTTTTCAGACATTGCCTGATGTGCTGAAGAACTAGCGTCCTTCATGCCCTTTAACATCACTCTAGTATCATCGTTGTTTTTTACCATTTCAACGTGTATATCTCTGATATCCGTTTTTATTTCACGAATATCATCGGTGATGTTTTGAACTTCTACCTGAAGAACTGCAATTTCGGTTTCAGTTTTTGGCATTTTAATAGTTCTACCGGTTGCCATGATTAAGCACTAGCAATTACTACGATCGGATTAGGTTGACCGTTAGCCGCATTAGCAGCCGCCGCAGTATTGAATGTAGCAATAATGTCAGGGTTAACACTATATGCAACAGCAGTACCTGTACCAGATCCTGAGGCAGTAGCAGTGAATGTAATACCTGTCATATTAGCCATTGCACCAACTGCTGTCCAGTTTGTTGTACCTGCACTGTAAATTGTGTAAACAGTACCTGCTGATAATGAACCGGCTGCAACTTGTGTTGGGAACACTTCAGAGTTATAGTCATTAATACTTGAAACATATGCTGTAGCAGAGGCTGCATCAGTAGACAAGATGTTCATTGTATTTGGTGTCAACGCTGTATTTGCAACGTTAGCAGTATAGCATTGTGCTGTTAAACCAGTTGTGCCGCCTGTTACTAGATATTTTGTTTTGCCTTTTTGACGAACAATAAAGCCAGCTTCATCATTTGCATAAACAAATGCGGCTCCAGTTGAAGCTACGGCTGCATTTGCAACTAATTCAACTACATCTTGTTGTGCGTCTGGTGTACCAGTAGCACTTGACAAGTCAACTTCAGCACCGCCCAATGTTGTAGAAACAGTAAATGCGGCGGCGTTTGCGATTGCTTTGACAAAGTAAACTTGACCAGAAACTAGACCACCTAAGTTAGCAGTAAATCTTACTGTTCCGTTGGCTAATAATGTTTGAGCATTACCTGAAGTACCAATGATGTTACCTGTATTTTGTGTATTAGCAACCGCAACTGTTGTTAATCCTGGAACTGTGTTTGCAAAACCTATACTAGTGTAGTCTGTGCTACCATTAATGTTTGCGCTTGCTACCTGAATAGCAGAACCAACACTTAATGTATTAGCTAAATCAGTACCAATACCAGTTACATATGCAGTATTTGTAGCAGAATACAATGTACCTGTACCATTAATACCAATAGCAACACGTGTTAAGACTTGTTTACCAACAATACTAGTATTGCCACCAACTACACCGTATGTGTTAGCGTTAGTTGCAGGGAAGCCTGCACCACCGACTGGATTATTGAAGTAAGCATCAACTACACCAACTGACATACTAACTGTTTGACTACTTGTGTCAGTTAATGTTGCCATAACTTGTGGTTGAACACTTAAATCTGTAGCAGATACATCAAATGTAGTGTTTGATAGTATTGAATTTATAAAATATGTAACACCTGCGGTTAGACCACCGACTGTAGTGGCTACTTGGAATGGCATTCCTTTAGCTACACCAACAGTTGGCGATGTTGTTAGATTTCCACCTGATATTGTAACGATACTGCCTGTAGCGGCTGTATCAGTAATTGTTAAGACTGCTTGAGCCTTTGCGATTTTTAGAGGACGTCCCATTTGATTTTCCTTTATAAAATTAGCGGGTTCTAGCCGCTACGCAGTGGGTAACTGCATAAACTTGCAGAATGCAAGTGTATTATATATTTATCTAAAAACTGTATTATTGAGTACCTGTATTGGCATGTGGTGCACCAAGTTCAGTAATACTGAATTCAGATCCTGCGCCGCTACCAGTAGTAAGAAACGCTACTACATTGCCTTGACCGCAATAAACACTATTGTAGGAGTCATTAGCAGAAAAAATTGCTGACTGCTGTGTAGCAATTGCATAAGGAACTCCCGCATTGTTGAAAGTGTATGCAACATTTGATAGTGCTACACTTGCATTAGATGTTAGTGTTAAACTAGTAGCATTTGCAATACTTGATATAATTCCTACGGTTGTTCCGGTTGTGTTACCTATCCAAGCACCAACTGACAGTTGAGTATTAAATGCTGTCCCAACACCAGTGACTGTTGCACTGTTAGTTGCTGCCGTTGCTGTACCAGTACCAGCTACTCTAGGATAACCTGTCACAAGGTGAACACCTACACCCGTAGTTGATATTCTAATCTTGTCCGTAGCAATATTTGCTGATTGTTGTGATACTGCATTGCCTGTATATACGTAT